CAGCTTATGAATATCTTGTACAGGTTGGTAACAGTCTGCCCGTTACCGTCACGTTTTCTCGGATCGGAGTTGTAGTACAAGTACTTGTACCTGTCCCCCGCCAAGGCCTCGGGATCGTTGGCGTCCTTCCCGGTCATGAACTCCACGGTGGAAATAAGGATAGCCTTCCCAGTAATACGACGACCTTTAGTGAGACATTTTCTCACCATCGTGAAGTGAGTTAACGTGTTACCGTTCTGTTTCTTCCACTTGCTGAACTCGTCACCGAAGTAGAAAAGCAAAGCCTCACCGTCGTAACTTGACTCGTTGGTGGGGCGGAAGTTTATGCGTGTATTCAACGCCACGTCCACTATTTCCTTCTCCTGTCCCGCCTTCTTGAGCTTGTTACCCGGCTGGGCGAATTCCAGTTCAGACTTGGATTTCTCGTCCATGCACATGGGCTTGAAGTAGAACGGGAGGCGCGAGAACATGGTAGTGAGCCTCACGAAGTTGGACTTGGCGTCGGTATCCGTCTTGGAAGTCATCCCGGTCAGCTTGTTTCTTTGCTCTATCGTCTTGCAAAGTATGAACGCCATGATACAGTCCGTTGCCCCGAAACGACGAATCTTTTCCAGAATGATACCTAGACACCGGTTATCCCTGTACATGGCTTCAAGAAACAGGAACAACTTCCTCTGGGCGGCGGAGTAGTAGTAATACCCCCCGTCCGCTCCCGTGTAGCAATGGGTCATCATGAACCAGTGGGCGCCGGTTATGTACGTGGCCTCACCGTTATTCATGAACCAGTACCCGTTCCGTTTCTTCATGTACTCGGAATCTATGTAATCCTCGTGTTTCTTGGCCGTGCGGGAAGTCAGCTCCTTGGGAGGTGCTTGCCTGCGCCAGAACTGGTCTTGCCTGAATCTCTTCCCCCAGTCAATATCCGCCTTGAGAGGTTTCTTGGGGAGGGCTATTCTTATATCGTTTATCTCGATGATCTCCCCCACCGTGCCTTCCGGGTCTATCACCACGGCATCAATGTCGGCACGATACCCTGACCTGTCCTTCATCTTGGCGAACTTGTCAGCGTATTTCTCGGCGTACCCTCCCTTGTAATCGCTCTCTTCAAGCATGATGTCTTCTTCTTCCAGCTTGCTCTTCACGTCATGAACGATGTCCTCTATCTCCATCACATCGTTGAAGGCTACTAGCTTGGTGTCTATCATGGTAGATATGCTATCGGCATCGTTACCGATAACGTCATTACTCATCACGACATCTTCCAACCCGGAGTAGAGGGATTCCACCACCCCTTGGCTGGATTCTACTATCTTGTCTAGCGTCGCTCGAACCCACTTCTCCTGTTTCCTGTCATGATTCAGGATGGAACCAAGCATGTTCTTGCAGCTAGTTATCGCTTTCTTCTTTAATTTAATGGCGTTCTTGACGGTGGTTTCCTTCTCCATTACGGCCGTGTCGATGTCCGCCGTGATAACCTTCATCAGTTCTCCCACGGCGATCTTGCACGATTGTATGAATCTGTCGTCACTCATCTTCAAGCTCTCCTATTATCCACGGCGTTTTCATCCTGTACAGCACCCGGTCATCTATCTTGAACTCGTACTCCGAGTCAAGGTTGAACACGACGGGTGAACCATCGTTTACCCCTTGTTCTCGTAACGAGTCGTTAGAGTATACCATGACCCCGTGCTGCTTCTTGTACTTGCCGGCGTTCGCTATCTCGAAGCTACCCTCCTTGAACTTGTCGTTGAGGACGGGGGACACGTAGCACCACGGGTCAATCGCTAGATGATCTTCCCCCCTCTTCACGAGGTATATGAACTCCACCGGGATGATGAACATGTCATCGAATAGCTCGTTACTGCTACCCACCTTCCCGTCCACGTACTCCACGCTACGGCGCTTAACCATGTTATGGTGAAAGTAAGCGATGTCCCCGGCCTTTATTCTAGGATCGGATGACGTTACCACCTCCCCGTGTCTCACGACATATGTCATGTCATCTATCGTGTTGTTCACGTAAAACTTGGTTCCACCGGGGGCGGTTATGGTAGTCTCGTACGTCTCGGGGACGTGAACGATCACCCCGTTAATCCCTTTCAAGTTCCTTTTCATAATCGCTCACGTCAATGGTTAAACTCCCGTCATCGTGACGGTATATCTCCTTCCACACCACCGCCTCGTTGCCGTCCTTCTCCCGGACGTGTATGGTTATCTTGTCACGGTTTTTAAGGCGCTCCTTCTTGATCGAGTGTATGACCATGCTCGTTAAACCCCCACCCCGTGACGTGAACGACAGCGATTGTCCCACCCGGAAACATAACTTCCTGCCGTTATCCATGTAGCTAAATTCTCTCAATTCCATTTTAAATAATCAGGTACTTGTATTTATATTGACGCTTCACAGGAACGCTACTTTTTAGGTCAATCTCTTGACGGTCATCCATAGTTGGAACCTCCACGTCCGAACCCCGGTGTACCACCGGTTTTTATTAAACAATTCTTATTTACTTATTAAAATTCCACCCGCTAATCCTGCCAATCCCCACACCCACCATTTCTCGTACCACCGGTCCCTCTCCTTTATGACGAGGGGCTGAATGGCGGTGGTGGTAACGTACGGGTTCTCGTTAACCACCCTCACGATGTACTCGGTGCTACCCATGAACTTCTTCCTCTTGCCGGAAACCAAATACTGGGAGGCGTACACCTCGAAGTTATCGAAGTGAATGCCATCTTCCATCACCGTTCCGGAGATGTACCTGTACTTGTTCCTGTCATGAAACGGGATGTACACGTTCCTGTAAACGGTATCAAATTTTATCGTTCCGGTATCCCTGTACACGGTGTTCACCTTGACGATGAATTCCGGCTTCATCCCCTTGATCAACTGTTTCAGGGAATCGTTCTCCTCTAGCACCTTGCTGGAAACCGATAACATGGATAGCTTCTCCGCCACCTCCCGGTTATACCGGTCCTTGTAAAGCCTGATGGAATCTTCCATCGCCTTGGCGTTATACACCTCTCCCCCCACCTCTCGGTTCCGACTTGCTAGGTTCGAGATGATGAACACCACCAGCACGGTCGCTATCCACGCTATCGCTATCTTCCAGTTATTCTTCATCGATTTCTTCTATAACAGCTATTATCTCCTTGTCATGCATGGCAACGAACTCGTCGTCACCTAGGAAGAACGGCGTGCCGGTACGGGAGGGGTGCAACACGATGTCTCCCGCCTTCACGTCATCCCTGCCCTCGTTCATGGCGACAACCTCGCTCTTCCGTGTTATCTCGTTTCTCGTCTCCGGGATGAATATACTCCCCACCTTTCGCATCTCTTGCTCTGTCTTCTTGATGATCACGTAATCGTTGATCGGCCTGATTCTTTTCATTTCAATTCAATTTTAATTATTATTCTGTTTTTCAATAAGTTTAAGTATAAGCTCGTATTTAGACTTGTCCGATTCCCTCCAATCCTCAATATTCTTCCGGAGGTCGTCCATCTCCAGTTTTATGGTGCGTTCTAAACTCTTGAACTCGGCGTTATGGATTTCCCTCAAGTTCAACAACTCCTTCCTGATCTCGTTATCCTTGAAGTCCACGTACTCCTTGGTCGGCTTGTTGAAACTAGTCGCCATAGCTGTCGTTACCACTAGTGCTACCGCCCCCATCACCGCCTTGGCAACGTTGCCTGTCACGTTGTCTATCCAGTTGCTCATTTTCAGAAAATAGTTTAGTTATGGCCTTCGCCATGATTAATAACGCCCCTATGATGAAGTTAAGCCATATTTTCCAAGTGTCAGAGAACGGGGATGTGGTTATCAACCCCTGCCACATGGGAAGGGTGTAGACGCACGTGTCGCCTATCATCTTTATTTTCCGTGGGGTGGGTTTCTTCCAGTTCTTGACGCTAGCTTGCATGACTAACTCCTTTCTTCTATAATTTCCCAGAACACTTCATCACCATCCTTGATAAACTTCTCGACTAGAGCCTGTATGTCCCTGTCGGCACGACCCTGTATCGTTCTCTCCCCGGTACGGTTGTAAGCGACCAGAGGGCATCCATCGGTATCATCCACGTCATTGCCACCGTGAACCCTTATGCCGGAGAATTTCATCCCGTTAACGTCAACGGTTTGTCCCGGAGTGTTGTACAACAAGATCATGTCTCTCTCGTACTTCGGGCTGTAAGTGATGGCAACCTTGTACTTGTGGGCGGGGATAGCCGTCTTGCCGGGTATCTTCACGTCTCTCACGGCGTCTTCAAGCACCCAGCAAAAATCAGTTCCCTCAATCTCGATCCTGCCTACCGTGGCATCGTCGAAGAACTCTTTCCTGATATGTTTAATAACGTGTTCCATATCACAAATATACAAATTAAATCTTTCCGTAGTATCTAAAAAAGGCACCGAAAGGCCTAGTTCTCAAGTAATCCATGTTATCACGGTTCTCTTTAGCCTCCATCTCCATCGCCGAGGCGTAGTAAGCCTTGCTGTTGGATTCTCCAACCTCTTTCCCCTTGTCTTTTATAACGTGGTGAATGAACGATATTAACCACTCGACGAGGTACATGATGTAGTACAACGTGAAAGGCAAGAGGAACGGCAAGAACGCGTACCAGTGGTAGGGGGCGCTGAAAAGGAAACTAGCGAAGTAAGCGATTATCATACCCATCGTGAAACAATCTTTCCATTGACGAACGTGAATACGTTCCTCGTTAATGGCGTAATCAGGTAACTGCCCTTCTTTCATTTTCGTCAATATGAAAGGACCTAGCGTTATGGTTGAATACCCCTTGAAAAGTATCAACCTCGCCAACCAGTTGTCGTAATAAATTTTTGTCATGTACATCATAAATTAATTTGTTATAATATCCATTCATATTTAATATACTCCAAGTTCTCTATAATAATTTTTTAACAATTCTACATGAGTATCTGTAAGCCTATCATCTATCCATAATACAAAATCTTGAATAAATCCTTTAAAGTATCTTTGTCCACCCTGCCATGTACAGCCTAAATGAATGTAACTGTCACCTTGAGCAACGGATAAATCACTATAATCTAATGGACTGCCTATACTACCTGCTCCATTAGCTTGAACAAATGAAGAACCATTTACAGAAAGATAAGATGTTGGTGTTCCTCCTCCTGTTGCAGTTATTGGAGACCTGAATTCCGCCATAACATGATACCATTTATCGGTAGTCATAACAGTGTTATAAGCAGCAGCAGCACCACCACCCGCATAACTTTCAGCACATATTTTATTACCTTGGATACTAGAACCCCATCCTAAAGCATATCCTAATCCTTCTGTATTTAATCCAAATATAGTTCCTCCCAAAACTCCTGAATAACTACTATTTTTAGTAGTTTGTTTTATCAGCATCGATATAAATACATTATATTGTGCTTTAGCTAATTGAGCTAAAGAAATATCAACATAACTGCATTTTAGTGCTTTCCTTCCTCCAAGACCTTGTTCAAATTTAGGACTATTTGGGGTACTGATAAATTTAGTAGCATAATTATAGACATCCTCAATAAGTAAAGGAGTTTGTGTTGTATATCCATCAAATTTGCAATAATGAAGAGGCATATTTCCTAAATCTAGTGTTATCTGTGCTATTACAGGGTCTAAATCTGGATAATTAGGCCAAACTTTCACTCCATTTAACCAGCATTCCTTGACCTTTTTCCCGTTAAAGGTCATTGAAGATATTCCTTTATTGTCTAATATTAGCCCCATAATTAACTTTCTAGTACAACATATAAAACTCCAGTGGCTGTTCCAGCCGCCCCTTCTACCACTTGAATGTCATTAACCCTTAAAGTAGAAGTTGACCTAACATAAGCTCTATCATTTGTTAGCTTACTTATATTATCATTTTCTTTCAAGTAAGACGACAAGTCGTACGTCGTGTTCGTTGATGTTATGGTAATGTTACCTGAATCGTCACTTGATATAGAAGTGGCCCCGGCTCCAATGAACCTTACCTGATTACGGTAAGTGTTGTCATCAGTCACCTTCAAGTAAGGGTTAGATATGGCCACGTTAGTAGCCGATCCAGATGCCCCAGCGTATAATCTAGTCGTGTAATGAGTGTTCGTGTCGGTGTCTGTCCAAGGAACGGAAACGTACATCTGCCCGGAAGAATTCAACTGGACAGCGTAGTTTTTAGACGCTAGTCCCGTGGCGCCGATCTTGACAAGACCGTAAGTTGACGAAGTGGCGGCACTGTAAGTGGAGTTAGTATCCGTCCACGGCACCGCCACGTACATTTGACCGCTAGAATTAAGCTGCACGGCGTAATTCTTGGACGCCAAACCGGTAGCGCCTACCTTCACCAAACCTAGCGTTGAAGATGTAGCTTGAGAGTAGGTGGTGTTGGTGGTGGGGGGGGTGTACCCTAGAGCCGAAGTCACCATTGATTTGGTGATACTTGTCAAGTAGCCTCTACCAGATACCCATTCTTGGGTAGCAACAAGTTTTTCCACCATGTACAGCTTTCCCCAATATCCATTAGCGTATCCAGTAGATGTACCGTTTTTCCAATACCATGTAGTTGGTATTATTGTATCGCTAGGAGTTCTATAATTAACATACATACCACTTTGATTAGATGTTAATATAAACTCGTTACCAACATTAACTATGGCCGGGTAACCACTCAATATTTTAAATGTTGATAATGGGGCAAATTTACTGTTAGCCCACGTTTGCGTGGCGTACCCTGACAGGTCTGCTGAAGTGAGTAGTTTTGCTTTTGAAATTGTATTTCCGAGATAAGCACCATCAGTTCCTACAAATAAATATTTATTGCTTTCATAGTTATATATATAGCTTCCAATGCTAGACAAGAATCCAATAGCTGCCTTACTAGTTCCGTTTAATTGAACTTTAATAAAGGATTCAGTTTCACTAGAATTTGTGTTATTTAATATTAATGAATTAGATATTGAATTGATAATTAATTGACCAGATAATATTCCCCCTGTCAAAGGTAAATATCCACCTAGTTTAGTATTAACCCATTTAGTATCAGCTAGGAACTTCCAATCAGTAGAATTTCCAGTAGAAGGAGTGTATTTTCTATACGCCATTCCTGTACCATCAATATCCCCAACTAATTGAAATGCATAATCTCCGTCCCAGAAATAGGTAAGAGCTACTCCATCACCAACTGACTGTCCACTCACAGGGTCGACCCCCGGTTTATTAATTACATTTTCTCCAGCAAATGATGAAATTAGTAAAGCATCATTTGATGCTTTACTAATATTAAGATTATTTATTCTAGAATCAGATGAAAACCCAGAATATGATTTAATAATACCTGATGCGAATATACCGTTGGTAGGTACTTTTGCCGCATCCTCACCGTAATTACTGGAAACAAGCAAATCACCTATCTCTATCCCTCGTGCCGATCCCGAAATGGTGGCGGCTATCTTGTTATTAGTGTCTAATCTAAAATCAACACCTGTATTACCGAACATATACCTTTTAGAGTATATGGTGTGTATTGATGCGTAACCAAATGACCAGTCATTGGTGCCAAGGTATGAGGTGCCACCCGAATCAAGAGTTGCTTGAGTGTTAGGCAATAGTCCTTGGGCTGGCGTCCTAAGCCAATTGTAGGTAGTCCCATCTATTCTGGCGATAGATGGATACGTGTTCGCATCCATCACCAGCACAGCCACGTTCTCGTCCGCGGTCACTACTCTCTTCCAATTGGATGAATCACCATACCCTAGGTTATTGGCGGTTCTGAACCACATATAACGAGTTCCATTTTCAACATTATGATTAATATCAAAGGCGAGTTGAGGTCGAAGTACTACATTATTATAAACGGAATTATAATTGCCATCTATTTGTAAAACGGCACCATATGACATTCCGGTGGGGGCGTTAGTATTATTACCAATTGGACGATAGTAATTAAATAATATTTTAGGAGAATCTGGACCTGCAAACAAAGTATTGAAATCAGCATTAGATCCTCCAATATAAGTATTAACAAATCCATATGTCCACTTGTTGTTGGTTGGCAAGTATTGAGAGTAGTTGGATTCATCTAGTATCTTGTAATCAGTTGCTCCCTTGGTGTGAATCAAATCTACTGCGCCACTTCTTATCTTGGTAGTTCCTGTTGCACGACCAATATGTGCTAACTGAGTACTTTGTGTCCAAATCAAGGAATTTCCATCTGCATCATCTAGTGACCATACTGAAGGAACTTTCATTGACGTACCGTAAAACCTGTATTGAGCGGTATCATATTCCACGTCTCCTACTCCAATCCATGCAAAGTTTGAAGTACTACCGATTCCATGACCACCGATCCGAATACTAGTAGCATTATCACTATTGGCTTTAAACGTGATTGATCTTTCCCATCCACCTGATGTTGTTATATTTACCAATAATTGGCCAGTACTTGACACTTCAAATGGGCCCACGTTGAACTGTCCGGCAGTGAAGGTGTTTTGAGCGGTGAAGGTGTTAGCCTCGCTCTTCTTGGCCATGTCAGACACGTCCGGTATGTCAGAGGTGGAAGCGGGGGTGGGGAGGTTGCTAGCGTCCCATATCTTGTAACTATTACTATTCTTGATATGTACTAAATCAGTATCATTTGATCTAACATAACAGCTACGTACATTACTACCAAAAACAATAGTTGATTTACCAGCTGAAATAGCTGATGCGTCACCAAAATCAATTCTAAATATTGTATTTAAATCTAGGGATTCTGTACGAAACTTGTATTGTGCATTATTATAACTAACACTTCCAATTCCAATATATGCGTAATTAGCAGCAGTAGCTGAAATCATCGAACCAAAAGTCACTCTCGTATCTTCAAGACTATTGTACATGAAAGACAATGACCTTCCCCATGCTGTAACATTTTCTTTATATGGAATATTTACTTCAAGGTTACTATTTCTATCTACTTTAAAACTACCAACAGAGAACTTGTTGGCGACAAACGAATTCGTTCCAGTGAAAGCGTTATTCCCTGACTTGGTGGCGGGGTCGGGGAGGTTGTAGGAATCTAGTATTTTATATGAACCTGTTGATCTAAAATGAATCACATCAGTATCTGATGTATATATTTGAGCTTTCCCGTCAATATCTCCAATATGTGTTGTTCCTTCAATAGATTTACCGATTAATCTTCTTTCAACACCATTATTATCTTTAGATTTAAGTACTATACTATTATTCATAATTATAGAACCGGTCATGGTTCCTCCACTCAACTTCAAGTAATTCTTGAGAGATTCAGTGGTCCCCGTGTTAACTGCATCTATGGCATCTGACACGGCCTTGACGGTGGGGGCGTAGTTCGTTTCCTTGCCGGTTAACACGCTCTTGAGGTCAGCCTGGTACAACACCTCCGAGCTGTCCGAGAAACGGTAGAACGTGTTAGCCTTTAACGTGGTGTCGAGGGTGGATGTACCGTTATTCCCTATTGACAGGCACTTGCCAGTAGTCTCCAGGCGGAGGGTGGAGGCGGTAGTTTGAACCTTGTTGTTCACGATAATATTACCAGAGAAATCGAACAACCCCGAGCTAGAAGAAAACATCGTGTTAGAAGATGAAGTATTGGCCCTCCACCAGTAATCATTGGTATGGAACTCGATACTTCTACCGTCTTGAGTGATGTAAACGTCATCGAAAGCCAGGTACAATTTCCCGCCATACGGTACCTTGTTCGTGGTCACTACCTTCTTGTTATCGGCATCCCATGACAGGAACATGCCATCGGTTAGTCTCGCTTGATCAAGAGAGTACAACACCTCGGCATTGTCTGATGCACGATAAAAAGAAGGTGCTTTAACTCCACAAGAAGCGATTATAGTGTTTGGACTCCCCACACTGTGACTATAATACGAGAAATAAGCATTCTTACCCCCTATGATAACATTTTTATCAAGGACGGGACTAATGAATGAAGGTTTTTTTATATCAAGAATAAACTTGTCATTAGAACCACTAGAATCTCCAAGTATTATACCATTCGTGTTAGTTGAAATTAAGGAATACTTGACTTCATCCTGTGGCATACCCGGTAATAACGCCAAGATGGAATCATCGCCACTCATGGATAATCCTAATCCGGCTTCCATAAACTTCATTTTGAGGGTAGCGTCAACGATTTCCGGATCAAATTTGAAATCTAACGATTTGTTATACGGTATCACGTTAGTGGTCTTGAACGTCTTGGTGGCGGCGTCCCACGAGGCGAACATCCCGTCAATCATGTCCCCCACCGGCTGTCTAAGTGCCACGTCGAACATGTTCCCTTCTTTCCCGATCTTGAACATCCCGTCCGACTCGTTGAACCCGAACATGAAGTTCTGTTCCGTTCCACGATCTACCTCTATACCGGCGAAACCTGCCGTTACACCGGCGCCAGTCTCTCCCTCGTTAATCAGGATCATGTTATCACGCACTTCAACCCTCTCCGCTTGAGTTATGAAAGTGTCACCCTCTTGAGTGACGTCACCTTTTATCACGAGGTTCTGCACGGTGAAGTTAGCGTAACCGGCGTCTCCCTTGGTGCGGGTAGACAATCCCCCACCTTCCGCTTTCAACATGGCTCCCGTGTTACCGGAGTCTATAACGAACGTCTTGCTCGTGGTACCCGTGTCCGTGTTTTGCTCGTGGGACAACGCCTCTAGCGCTTCGAGCCTGTCGTCCGTTGATCCTGAAAGGTCCGTTATCTGTCGTTGCAGGTCTTCCTCGACGCCCGTGGCTCGCTCGGTCTCGGCGGTTATGGCGTTTTGAAGGTTAGTGTCGGCGGCTTGCATCTCCTGCCGTATCTTCGCCTCTTCCGCTTTCGCCCTGCTGGATTCGGTGGTGATGTCGCTAGCGTTCTTTGATATGGCGGCGTCATGAGCCTCGTCACGGGCTGTCGATCTGGCAACCTCCGAGTCTATGGCGCTCTTGTTAGCGTTAACGTCCACTCGTAACCCCTTGAGCAAGGTGTCATGCTCGGCGTCCTTGGTCGTTGACCTGTCGATCTCCGCGTCTAGCTTGGAGCTAGTGGAATCCACGTCATCACGCAACCCTTCCAGTAACTCGTCATGCTCGTTATCTTTAGCCACCGACCTGTTGATCTCTTGATTCAACATCTCGTTGGTGGAGGTGAGGTCTTGACGGAGGTTAGCTATCTGCTCGTCATGTTGCTCGTCCTTCCCCGTGGAACGGTTGATCTCACGACGTAACTCTTCCTCTATCCTTCTCACGTTAACGTACGTGGCGTTCAGGGAACTAACCAAGTTGGTATTGTCCCACGTGTCAAGAAGATTCATGTCCCCGATAACCTTGAACATCATGTCACCGGTAACGAACTTTTTACTTCCCTCCTCGATGGGACCGGATAAATTCTTTATTATTAAATCAAACGTGATCGTGTTCGGTCTAGCTTCAAGGTCGGCACCCGCTTGTATCATAAACAAGTCGGAGTCAGCCAGCGTGCTGACCAACTCCATGTCTTGCGTGAACCTTATCTGCTTGACTTCCCCGATCACCGGGATTTCCGGTAACTCCGATGAATCCACGTTCTCTAGGGTAATCTTCTTTGACATTTTTTCTAGTTCTTTCTTGGCCGTCCTTTCGGTTTAGATTCTTCCTTGGATTCCTCATCGACGGGGGCCGGGTTAAACGTTTTATACAAGTCTTCCAGTTCCTCGTGTTCCTTTTCCACTTTCTTCAAGGTCTCCGGGTCAAGCAATCCTTTCTCCGGGTTCTCGACGATCATGGTCATGAAACGATCGAACAATGACATTACAGGACCGTTAAGGCTGTTACCTTGCATTTTCTTCACGATCTCGTCACAGATGAAACTTACCACCATGTGATGTAACTCGTAATCTCTAGGTTCTTGACCCTTCTTGTTCCATGACACGGTTCCCTTCTTCTCGTCAGAAGTGATCTCGAACTCCTCGTAATCCTTTGGCGACAACCCTAGGGCGAGGGAGGCGGATTGACACATCACGATTTCTTTTTTCGTTCCGTTCTGTGAATTAAAAGATTCAATGACGTTTGATAACAACATCATGCGGTCTAAAATAGTCAATTTAATTTTCATTTCAATGTAAATTTAGTATATTAATAATAACTAAACTCTTTCTTCAAAAGAAAGCCAGTTTTTAGGCATTTGAGACGCTATCCATTTATTCGAATCAACTTTTATAACAAATACTATATCATGACCGGCAGAAGAAACTCCTTTATAATACAAGTCATCAATTATGAAATACTCTCCTGAAGACCACGGGGCGTATATCCAGAATTTCTCGTCCGCCCATGACATGATAAAAAACCATGATCCTATCGCTAACCTAGGTTCTATATTAACAATCTTGTTAGATCCACCTCCATACAAGACAACCATGTTGTTATCATTTCCAATACTTATTTGTTGTCTATCTGAACTGAAAGAGTGTCTTCGTAAACCGTTAAAAATTAACGCTGCTCTTTGCGACGCCAAGTTAATGCCTCCCGGCTCCGTTCTTGTAGCGCCACTAAAATTAGGATCAGGTCCTATATCAACCCATCCGTTACCTATCCTGACATCACCATAACCGTTTATACCAGAATAATAAGAATAGGAATTACCACTGTAAGTTACATACCCTTTATTAATATGAATATCTCCTTCTTGTACTCTAATAGCTTGAGGACCTGAATTAACTGAAAAATTCCTAGTTTCACCCGTGATAGACAAGTACATGAAAGTGGTGGTATCATAACTACCCCTCTGTTTAACTTTACCGTACAACATTGGTCTAATTCCGGCAGAAGATGGGATAACTGATGTTCCGATAGCTATTTGTCTATCCCAGTCGCTATCCGTTGCGTTCCAATTTTCACGATATACAAGACCTCCATTGTACAATTTTGACTTGTAATACGTTTTCCCGTTCTCTGTAACTTGATTGTAAGCCAAACCGTCAGAATCTATGGTAAGGTTACCTATCTTCCCCCCACTAGCCATAACCGTACCCTCGATGAAGGCGTTCTGGGCGTACAATATACCCGAGTCACTCACGGCGAACGTTACCTTGTCGGTGGGGGGATCGTAGTTGTCAGCCCCGAGCTGGGTGGTGGCGTAAGCTAAAGACGCCTTGGCCTTTTCAAAATCGCCACCACTATAAAATCTAGGCACACGATTCCTGAACTGTCTTATCGTCCACACGTCACCTTGACCGGGAGCTAGAGTTGAACCACCGTACATGCCACCGGTTTCTACCCAGTCACTAGGTATCTCGTCAGGAACTGAACTACCGCCCCTGAGGGAGGGGGAATAACCAACCTTGATGTAGGTGGTAGATATTAAACCTCCATCCACTTCCGTCTTCTGTTGCAAGGCGTGTTTCAAGTAATCTAGTGATGTAACGTCGTTAAGATCGTTGTTGATAACCGGGACGTCCTCTGTATCTATCATCTTGGCACCTGCTGAATCGAAGAACGCGATGAACCTGATGTTGGTAGGCCATCCTTTAGCATCGCTTTTAGCCACGGTGTACGTGTACTTGGTGGCGGCAGAACCACCAACGGATTTTATAACCGTCCAGTTCTTCATGTAGTCGTAAGACACGGCAACGTACCAGTAGCAAGAGTAATCGCTAACTCCTACCCCTCCCTCTCCCTTGTGAGCGGTTGCCGTGACCGTTCTCGGGTTAGCCGGGTTCTCGTTAGGTTTATCCTTGTCGGTCTTTATCGACACGCTAGAACAATCGGTGGATAGCCAGTAAGCCGTTCCGGGCAAACCGTCAGCACCGTCGTTACCGGGGGCGCCGTAAGACCCGTAAGTCCACCCGGACACCGAGCCGAACTTGTCAACGGTCCTGCTACGCATCCAAGCGAAAGGCTTCTCTACCGTAGTGCTTTGCGGGCCGTCAGTCCACGAGCTTTCCGCTATATCCGAATGGCTAGTCCTAGATTTGCCGATAGAGAACTGGAACTCGGTGTAACCACCGGATTCCCCGTCCTTGCCGGGCTGCCCTTGCTCTCCAACGACACGAATGGCGTCAGACCAAGCGTCACTACCCACCTTCTGTCTCATGTAGATGTCTCCCTCCACGAACGGGTAATGCCACCCGGACGTCCCGTTAACGGAGAATTGAACCGATATGGAATCACCCTCCGGTCCACGTTCACCTTGAGGGACACGGATAACCTTGAACATCTTCTGGATGGAGGGGAAGGCGCCGCTAGCGCTAGACACGTTGAAGATAACCGAACCGGTCATGTTAGACCCGGTGAAACCGGTTACCTGAACTTGAACGTACTCGGAATTGTTGGTTCTCGTGAACGTGATACCCGAGTCGGCGGACACGGTTACCGTGGCTTGGCTCGTCACGTTCTCGGTCCCGTAGAACACCCGCAGTCTAGTCAGCATGTTGTTACCGTAGTAACCACCGCTACCGTCAGAGTAGGTGTTCGTTGAACCCACCTCGTTGTCAAGGTCTATAACGTAGTTGGACTCTCCAGGTATCCCGGAAACGTCCTGTATCAACACGACCTCGCTGTCGCAGATATTAACGAAACCCTGGTCGAAGTAAAGCTCCGCCCTGAGGTTCGTCCACGACGGGTCGATGTCAACGTCTATGTAAGGTACCTGTGAAGTCCACGACTTTATCGTGGTCCAGGTCTTTTGATTGTCTTTAGAGTAAGCGGTTCGCCAGTAACCGAGCGACCACCCCGTCACCCCGTCGGCTACCGATCCACGTTTTGCCGTGAAACACACTTTAGGGGGGTTAGGAGACCCGTTCAGCATGTTGATGAACCTCGTGTCCGGGACGATCCAGTAAGAGGCTCCTGACGGCCCTGTAAGCACGACAGGGGTACTCCACCCGTCAGCCGGAACTTCCGTGGCGGGAGGTTCAACCGTTCCCTTTCTCATCCACAGGAACTCGTTACCGCTAGTCTTGGGAGGGGCGTCTTGCCATCCCGAGGTAGGGGGTGTCTCCATCGAGGTATTCTTGGCGAACTGGTAGTCAACGTATGTACCGTCCTGCCCGGCTTCACCCACGATCCTCATGGGGTCTGACCACGTAACGCCGTCATCCATCTTCTGTCTCATGAAGATGTCATCCACACGGAACGGGTAGTGCCAGTTTGAGTTACCATCTTTAGAGTATTGCACTTGCAAGCCTATACCGTCCTTTCCCTTGTACTCTGACCACTCGTACTCACGGTTGTAGTAAGCCACGTCAATGGTCTGTTCCTCTCCCGGGGGGAAGGTGTCTTCCTCCTGGTTCACTTGATTGTAAGAGAACCCGATGAATCGAAGCCCTTCCGCCGAGCCGTCGTTGGTCACCTGTGACAGTGACGTGATCGGGTGGGTGGTAGAGAACTTGATCCATATGAAACGGTCACTTCCCGGGGGTCCCGGTACTCCCTCCCCCGTCAGCAGCGAGAACTGGTAATCAGCAGGGTTAAGAGGCAGGGGCGGGTTAGGCACTTCCTTGTCGTGAGCCAACCCTATGTATTTCTTACCTTCCGGGGTGAGCGATATGCCCGTACCGGCCTCGTCATCGGCGTAAACGATCCACACGTAACCGCCGGGTCCACGTTGACCCTGTTCCCCTTGCTTGTTCTTCGAGATATTGAACCTCTTCTGCAAGGTGGGGGCGTTTATCGTGTCCGGGTCCATGGTGTTCTTGGGCATGCAGGTGAACAGGATGAAACCGTCATCCTCTTCCATGCCCTTCACCTGCACGGTCTTCCCGTTGTTGGTGGCGAGGTAATCTATCGTGTCAGGGTTGGCCTCGGTCGAGAAGTTGTACTTGGAGCTGATGTCCTTTCCCCCCTTCGTCACCATGGCGGTCGTCTTGGCGTTATCACCCCAGTAACCACCGCTACCGTCAGGCTGGGTGGAAACTATGCAGACGTCGTTATCGAGGTCCAGCGAGTAAGCCGCCTCCCCCGGTTCACCTTTTATCTCCTCGGAGCTTAAAGCGCCGTCGAAAGTCTTGCTGCAATTGAAAACGAGGTCCATAGTCACCCCGGCTCCCTCGAAGTTCACGGTGAGGGTAACTGACGCCATGTCCTGGAACATGTCAAGGATGTACATCTCGCCACCCGCCTGCGTGAGGGCTGCGGTACAACCTGACACCTTCTTTATGGATAGCTTGTACTGGCCCTTGCCCGGGTTAGGGTTGGGGGACAGTAAAGTGGTACCGGCGTAAGCCACGACACCCGTCTTGGCACGACCGTTCTCCCCGAGCTGCCCGTCCTTGATCTGCCCGTTGTAATCGGACGCTATACCCACGTACGGGTTATCCAGCACGGCGATGTAACCACCCGCCCCGTTGATACCGTCAGATACCTTGATAAGGGAGGCGACGTCGGAGTACTTCTCCCCGTCCAGTTCCACCTCGTACATGACGGATAAAGTGCTTTTGCCAGCCCACCACTCCTTGTCTCGGGTGATGACCAGTGTCTTCTGGTTCTCCCCCTCTATCTCCTTGAAACCGTCGCTTGAAAGGTAGTACCACCTGCGGTAACCGCCGAGATCGGAGTTGAAGTTGTTCTCGGATACCCGTATCGTGATCTCGTCCGGGGTCGTGTTACCGTCCTTGTCGGTGATGAAGGCGGGGGCGGGGTCAGGCATGATGTCAACGCTCTTGGACACCGCCTTGTTTATATCGTTAATCAACTTGTCGTACTCGGCGAAGTTGTCAAGACCGGTACATCCCGGGCCTATCATGATGTTCTCGAAACGACCGTTCTGCACGAATATACCGGCGGCCGCCGAGTCTAGCGGGTCTCTACCGAAAACTCCCACCCGTTTTCCCGTGAGGTCGTACGAGTTGATACCCATGTATATGGAAATCGCCGGGGCCTGGTCAGAGGCGGCATCCAGCATGATGGCGGATTGTCTCGGCTTGTTCTTGTCGTCTCGATGACCGAACAACACGATCTCGTCACCGGCCTCCGGGACGTCACCGTTACCGTCTTGATCTGTCTTCGACAGGATGCAGTAATCGGCGCCCACGGCTATGACGAGACGCCAGTAGTACTTCTGGTGTTCTAGCGTGAACTTCTGGCATCTGGCTTGGTCGTAAACGATGAAATTATTCAAGTCACCGTCCTCGGCGTAACACTTGTAACCTTGATCAAGCTCCTCCACCCTGCCTATCTTCATGTTGGTGGGGGTGATGATCACCTGACCGGCCTGCGCCGTCAACTGCTGTATAACTAGGTTAACGAACGTGGCTTTCTTGCGGATGTAAGCGTAATCCACCTCTAGGTGAGAGTTACCGGTCTCGTCGTTCCATAACGATCCCCCGGCGATACCCTGTTGCCACCCGGGGGTGTCGTAATGCGTGGCGATAAGCCTAGTGAACGCCCCGGCGAACAGGTCAATCCATATCTCCGCCTCCGGGTTCTTGAGGTCCTCGGCACGTATGTAAGTCTTGAGACCGTCACGGAATATCCTGAATATAAGATCGTTAATCGTGATAGATTCACCAACCTTGAGCCACTTCGAAACCGTCAACGTGTTGAATATGGGATCGGTGGACGGGTTACCGCTACCTTCCCCCACCCCCAGCAACTTGCCCAGGGTCTCTAGCGTTATGGTTTCGGGGTCACCACCGAGGTTGTCAGCCCTCTGCGTCATCAGGAAGTCAGCCAGTGACGGGGAGGGGTTCTCTTTCATCCCCGTGGGGAACTTTATGGAGTTGGGTACCTCTCTAGCGTTGGCTCCCAACAGTATCTCTTTCTTCTCGTCGCTCATGTCAAACTACTTTTTAGGCTTGCCGCCACATCCTTTGCGTTTTTTGCACTTCATGGTGATTATAGGCACTCACGCTTTCACGTGTTGACGCTTCACAGGAACGCTACTTTTTAGGTCAATCTCTTGACGGTCATCCATAGTTGGAACCTCCACGTCCGAACTCCCGTGTGCCAACGGTTATTGTTAAACAATAAATACTTAGCAAATATATAAAAAATATTTTGAAACCACGAATAAATTACTCACCTTTGTATCATCACGTGGACGATCTCCAAGAACAGATATTTAACACCGCACGGGCTACCGCCCATTTCACGCTACAATGACTTAACCTTCTACTAAATTCCCTCGTCCACGTGATTTTTTTTTGCCTTCACGCTTTGTTTTCTCGAAACTTCACCGTATATTTGCATTGCTATGCAGTAGTGGATAGATTAGGAGATCAGAAACTATGACAAGCAACATTAAATTTTTGCGTTCTACGAATTTATTAGATAAAAAAATTAACCTGTGGCACACGGGACTTGTACGTGGAGGTTCCAACTATGGATGACCGTCAAGAAATTGACCTAAAAAGTAGCGTTCCGGTGAAGCGTAAATACATGAAAATGTAAGTGCCTTTTATAGATACTTGAGAGCTTATCCTTGACTTTCTGATCTCCAATCAACACTAGTCCGGTCAAGGATTTCTCTTTTTATAGAGATTCCCACGACAAGAGGTATATAGCGGCAGTTGAAGACAGAGCGACCTGTCGCCCCGGTTGACACCCGAAAACGCTCACCAAGGCTAGAGTGCCTGGAATATAAACTGTTCATGAATAAGGTTCAAAGAAATCTCGCTACGTCTGTACGACTTGACGACGAGTAACCCATGCCGAAAGGTACAAGGTGGAGGTCATGGACCACCAACGGGCCGAATCGCTCCTGACAAGGAATCCATAGCACAGGTTATGGAGGGGAGACAGGAAGCTTTCATGGAGAGGGAGTGGGAGTCACTCGACCAGAAGGTCCCGCCCACCCTTGCGTATTCTTCTTGTTATTTAATGCTCACCGTGGAGGTCTCCTCCCATCTACTACACTATATTCTTCATGAATATCACTTGTATAGTTAATATAGATGTAGTATATTAGTAACATTTATATTACTAATAACCTACTAATATATAATAAATATATTATAGGTGATGCCATGTAAAGAAAGCGGTGAGTATTAGCTAGCATGGGGAAGAAAAAGTCGGAGGTATGTCCTTACTTGAAATGGATAAACAGAGAATAGAAACGGTGTTCAAGATGGAGAAGGTCAAGCAAGATAGCAAGGCAGCGAGGCTGAAAAGGATGGTGAGGTTCAAAAGAGAGATACTCCCCTCCCTCGACGCTTACGATGTTAGAGCCTGTAACCATGCCACCATGTTCAAGTTCTTTGACGAGAGGTGGGGGGAGATAGACGTTTACCCGATGTCGGACAAGCTACTCGTTATAGAGGACCACGAGTGGGTGAGGGGGGCTAGGAAATGGATAATTAAAAATATATTCTTGGAACGATAGAAATAGAATGAAAAAAGAAAAGATAAATTACTTCATCGTCGAGATAGAACTGTACTCCACCGATCTGCTCGTGGTGGTGGGAGATATTGAGGGGGCGATAAAATGGCTAGATAACAAGAACGTCAGCGAGGATGACATCGAGTTTGTCAAGTCTTCTTGCAATACCGGATCGCAAGGTACTACCTGTTTGTTAAGTAATAACGCCTTGTTCATTAGATTAATTCACTCCCCCACCACTCATGAATATAAAGGAATACTGGCTCACGAGGTATTCCACGCTACTAGCATTCTACTCAGGAGCAGGGGAATGTCACTCGTCAAGGAATCGGAGGAGGCTTACGCTTACTTGTTGGAATTTATATACAGGAAAATAGTCGAGAAGATAGAAGAATTGAAGATAAAATGATATATTTGCATGTCTTTGCTTTGAATTATAGTAAGTGAATTGTCCCCCTCGTGCCACGGGCATTGGAGGGGGAATTTCAAGGTTTTCATTGTTAACAATAGTTGTTCGAGGGTGGGGAAAACACAGGACACCACACCCTCTTTTTTTTTACGCTTATGGAAAATTACGACATCTACAATAGCACAACCAACAGGGAATACAAGGAACAGGCCGAGAAAGCCATGAAGACGTATTATGACACTTTCGAGGAAATAGAAACCGTGAGGGTATCCCCACGGCTCCAGTATGTAAAGAAACGGCTTAAACAGAAAAAATCATCAAACGGTAGCCGTTTCATGCTGTCTAGCAAGTATCATTATTGCCCTGTTCCTACGGTTACTTCCCTTCTTCTTTCGTGACAACCGTCTTTGCAGGGTTCTCAATCTCTGTTCGGCTTTAATTAAATGTCTCGGGTTCTCGTACGTGTCACCGTTAGAACACACGGCGAAATCTTTTATACCCATGTCAATACCTATCGTGGTATCGAAAGTTACCGGTAATTTTTCAGGTATCTCCTTTCCGTCATCAACAAGCACGCTAACATGGTATTTACCTGAAGGGGTCACGCTAACCGTTACCGATCTCACGTCTCCTTCAAACTTCCTGTTGTTACCGTACTTTACCCATCCAATTTTAGGTAGCTTGATCCTTCTCCTTTCTTGGTCCACGTGAACTGATAGTATGGCCTTGTATGACTGTCTCGATCTACTTTTCGACTTGAACCTAGGAAACCCTTTCTTCTCCCTGAAAAACCTGGTGAAAGCGGCATCGAGATTCCTCAACGCTTGTTGCAGACATTCAGTACTCACATCTCTCAACCACGAGTACTGTTCTTCTTTTTTCAAGTCGGTTAACATGGAGCATAACTGCACGTACGATATTCTTCCCTTGTCCTTCATGTACGCCTCTATCCTCTTCTGTAATCCCCAGTTATAGATAAAACGAACACACCCGAAGCTCTTGTTAAAGAACTCTGATTGTTCCCTCGTGGGATGCAGTCGATATTTATAGGCGTTTAACATGACGTTAATATACGAATATTTAAACTAAAAACCAAACTTTTAATTAAAATATAATGTAATTTACTATATAGTTACCACCTCAAATATATGAAATTATAATGACAATAGAAAACCCCACCCCGTTGATGGGGAGGGGAAATCTACATGTCTAAAAAGAAATAAATCAAAAAGTACGAAATGATCAATGAAGTTATTGATTATCAGTTAGTTATCAAAACGGTAGCCCGTCGTCCTCTGGATCGGGGAAGTTATTCACACCCACCTGCTGTTGAACCGGCCGTGGTTGGGATTGGGGGGTGGAAGGTTGCTGGCTGGACTCATGTCTCGCTTGAGAGAACTGCCCCTGGTCTTGCAGGTAGGCGGGGTTCTTGCCAACGATCTTGACGTTCCAACCGGTACACGACGTGAAGTAACGAACGACACCGTCTTTCTCCCACCGTCTCGATTCAACGTCGAATCCAACCTCCACGGTGTCACCTATATTTAATTGCACGAGGGAGTCGATACGGTCGTTCAGGAACTGGATGACAACGTCATGGTCCCACCGCCCGTCGTTCCACGTGAATAATACCTCTTGTTTTCTCAATTTCTCGCTCACTTGTTGTGGCTGGAAGATGTCTTTAACTTTAAATTCTTTATTCATATCTAATAGATTTTTTGTTTCGACAAAAATAGGGAAAAACTTTGACGTTTACAAGTATTTTTCATATATTTGTTCCGTTAAATATTAAATTTTATCGACATGGGAATTGAAATAGAAGAACTGGCGTTACTTATGTCCATACCCGAGGTGAGGGAGGCCACGGACGCCGAGAAGATAGACGACATCAACATAAGGAGGTTGTCTAGCCTGATGAAGAAGACCGACGAGGTGTTCCTGGGTGGTATAATCAAGAAAGAGCAAGTGTTCAAGAGCGTGATCCTCGTGCTGTGGGTGGTGAAACAGGAGATAGAGGAATACTTGATCGAGAACAAGGTGGAGATGAAGAGCGATGATGAAGTGAAATCGTTGTTCGCCCATCAATTCACGGACGGTCACCGTTTAAGGATGGTGTTAAGAAACCTGGCGTCCGGCAACACCCTCCCCCTGGCTCACGTGTACCTCCGGCAAATACTCTTGAAGTACGAGGGCTGGGACCTTGACGGTATCTTCAAGAGGTATCAACAACTTGTAGCTGAAAAGACTGATGATCAATTACTTAACTATTTAAATTAAAAAGTATGGCGATAAGACTTGGAAGACCGACCGTTTATCAACAGCCAAGCAAGTTCGATTGCTACGCTCCCCGCCATCATTACAGGATGCAGGATAACGGGAAAATGTACAAGTACGTCTGGAAGAGGGACCTGGGGAACGTCCTTCAAGGGACGATCATAGGTTGCACGATGGGGAAGTACAAGTACCTGATAGACGAGTGCATGAGAAGGCAGTTCAAGATGAACGACAAGCAACTGGGGCTGGTTTATTACCTGGTGTGCCTGAACAGGGTGGTGTCCGTGGACGATTTCAGGGAACTACCGTACATGTACGGGCGGGACGGGTCAAGAAAGGTCGTGAGATGGTTCGTGGCTAACGGCCTGATGACGATGTTCGGGGGTGGAGGGGGACCTAGACACCTCAAGAAGACTTACGAGCTGACGGTTAAATGCCGTAACATCTACCGGAAGTACATGCACTACTGCATGCTCATAGAGAAGATGCCCACTTTCTCCAGCGACATGGGGGAGGACTGGATGAAATCCATACCCGCTAACCAGAGGCGAGGCATGAAGACTTACGTGAACTGGGCGGCGTCCGTGAAGAGGTTTAACAAGGAGGTGGACGAGAACATGGCCAAGCTCAAGGCGGAAGTTGAACTTGAAAAGAAGGAAGGAGGGGAGGTATGATAACTTACTTGACACTGGCGATAGCGGTTTGCACGCTAGTCCTGGTTATATTCATGTCCTTTGACGTTTTAAGGAACCGGGCAGTCGTTGACAAGACGAGGGAAGACATCGAGATGATAAAGAAGAACGTCAAGGAGTTGAAGCATCCAGTGGCGTACGCCGTGGAAAACTACGTCATCATCCCGAGGAGTCATCTCGAAGAGTACAACAAGTCTATCGTGGAAGTATCCATACAAGAAAAAGGAATCCAGTTCTCCGGTAACGGCAAGGATTTCGAGGAAGTCCCCTCCATCACCCACGTGAAAGTGGGAGGAGAGATCATAAGCAGGAAAGAGGAAAAGTATTACTAACTATTTAATATTCAAGGCAATGATAAAAGCAACTATTGAAATTGACAACGGCGCTCACGTGGTGCTATTACAAGATGAAGAAGGTAACAAGATGGTAACGTCCGTCATCCCCCTCGTTTACATGATAAATTCAGGAAAGGAGATAGAGGTGGAAGGCGACAACGTGATGGCGGGGAAGATTAAAGATTACATCATCAACCTGAAAGAGAACATTGATATACTGGAATACATCAAGGAGATGGTGGGGGATGAACCGGAAACTATTTTACCGGTTAACTTCATCAACGGGAAGAGCGTCCATGACGAGGTCGTTACTTCAAGTGAAGGTAAATTGACCCTAGATAGAGAGTTATGGTATGACGTTTACGGTAACTTCACGTATTTTTACAAGAAAATGGTAACCTCCCCATCACCTGACGTCATGGCTAGGATGAACGAGGCGGTGGATATAACGTTGCTCGTGAAAACTAGCAAATGGATGCTCCGGTACTACCTGAAATGCGATTACATGACTTACAGCGATTCGAGGAAGATGTACTACTTCTTCGACAAGGAAGGGACCGTGCTGGCTAATTGTAACAGTGATGATTACGACTACATGACAATATCCGTCGTTCCAGTTTCATGGGTAACAGGGATCGATTACCCGGTAGACGACGAGTTATCACTGGTAACTTTAAAAAATAATGACGGGTTTCTCTTCTTGTGCTGGAGAAAAGACAAGCTATCCCTGTTAATGTACAACGGTGATTATTTTAAAGAAGGTAAAGCGGACGCCGTGAAAGTGCCGGTGTACAAGTTCAAGAGTGTTAAAACTTTCAGTGAATCGATATTTTACTTGATAGTCATTCCCGGGGGAGTGATAGAGGGAGGCGAGTTAAGCGTGGTGATTCAAGATTTATTCACTCAACTGGAAAAACTGAACGACGTGAAACAATTAGTCACGTTCTACGATAATAAAACGACCCCCTCCACGATGGATAACGAGTGTGTTCTAACGCTACACGTTTAAAATTGATAGATATGAAAGCGAAAGTATACGATAGCGGAAGTATCAAGACTGTACTGGTACAAGACGATAACGGTGACAAGTTCATAACGGGACTGGAAGAACTGCTTGACATGATGGACGGGGAGGATAACTGGGAGATAGAAACGACAAGTAGCAATCCGTTAGCGGGGAAACTGTACAAGTATAACAAGCTGATGAGAGAGGTGGGGGAGATAAGAAGGGAGATAGAGAGCTATAACACGAGCAAGGTGTTCCCGGTGAACGATTTCTTGAAGGATGTTGAATTACAACATGACAAGAAAGTTGTTGATAAACACTTGAAAAGTAACGAGTTACAACTTGGGAAAATAGAACCTTACACCCCACTTCCCATTCCAGATGTTATAAAGTTCCCTGCATCACTGTCACGGGCGGATGTGGAGGTGAAGGATTTAATAGGCGTGCATGCCGGTTACAAGATCAAGCCAGCGAGTGAAGATAAAGACTATACAGGGATGAAGGTGGAGATGGAAGGTATAACCGGCACCGTGGAATACACGGACGTTCACGACGGGCTGGCGTTAAGGTTCAGGGGAGAACACGGTTTCATGGACCTCACCCCCGGTGGTATTAAAATACCAAGGTTCGAGATAGATGATATAAGGATGTGGATTTACATGAGACAACTGCAAGAGGGAACGTGGGACGTGTTCGACGAGAAGATAGGGTTAGGCGCTCAAGCTGACACCCCGTCGGAAGCGATAAAACTGTACCTTGAAAAGTTGAGAGATAACGATTTCGTTGGGAGGGGATACTTGAGTCAGGTGGGAATAACCGAGGACACGAGAATGATAGGAGAGTTCAATAAATGTAAAAACATCATCAATATAGAGATGGTTTTGAAGTATAATGAACTGTTGAAGAAGGAAGAGAGAGAAGACATGGCGATGAAGGGAGGGGAGCAAGAACCCACCCTCGACGTTCTGTTCGTGTTCTTCAACATCAAGGATATTAACGGTGAACCCGTGCCTCACTTCATGGTACCCTCGTTAACTAGCAATAACGCCTACATCATGGAAGAAGGATGTGACGATACAGTCTCGCTAGTCAAGAAAGCACTGGGAGATTACAAGCTATCTGCCGGTGACATGGAATACCTCGGGTGGGAGGGAGATACTCCCCCTAGAATAACTAAAGAGAATATTAAAGACATAGCACATATTGATGACCGTTTGGTTGATGACTGGTTACTAGTAACACGAAAAGTACCCAGAAAATTAATAGCACGAGAATAGCATTTTATCAATCTATATTTAAACACCACCCCCTCCAACCCAACCATAGTTAACAAGATAAAGCAACCAATTCTACAAGGGAAGGAGGGGGTTCCTATTTACCCCCACCACCAAACCTGTTAACATTATTTATAGTCAAAAATTTGTTTTTCTCGCACGTATTAATATATTATATATTATACTATATATAATATAACTCCCATACCCCCCCCCACGTCTATTCAATTTTTCAATTTACACCCCTTTTTTTTTCGAGCGGGATGGGGTCTATAAACAGCGAGACCCCCTACCTGCACCAAGTAAAATGGCGTGGAACATCATGCTTTTTAACAAAACGTTCCACGTGGAACATATATATTTTTTGATACACGTTCCACGATAACCTACCCCCACAAAACAGGTATATATAGATAGGGGAGGGGGTATTATATAGACATAAGAATGGGGAGGGGTGGGGTATCAAAAATTACAACTATAATAGCTATTGAGCATTATACCCCCACCTCAACACGTCATCCATGAAATCAGAAACCTCCCCCACCCCTGTACATTCATTTACCTTTGTGGTGTGGGGGTAAAAGTTTTTACCTTTTCGTTTGAACTCTCCCCCATCCCAGTAAACTAATTGTACTAGTATTAGGGTGGGGGTGGGTTAAACTAATTTTAACAACGTTCCACGTGGAACATATCAAAATTTGAATCACGTTCCACGATAACTGAATTTCATACCATATATATAAGGTATAACTAAAACTCATACCCCCAACCCAACGAAACGAAATTCATACCTTATATATATAGGTATAATTGATCGGTGGGGAGTGGGGTTTTATACCTTATATATATAGTATACCCCCATCCCCGTGATGTTAATAACAAGATTATTTGGTGGGGAGGGGGATAATACACACCCCTCCCACCCGACCAACGTTTAATAATCACCCAATTCCCCCACCGCCATACGTTTATATTATACAATATATCCCACCCCCTCCCCGATCCACGTCTATACCCCAACCCCCGAAATATATTCGGTACTTCATCCCTCCCCCCTTCACTTCATCAGTCATTCTATAACTTTTAGTTATACTCTTTCCACTATATCTATGACTACTAGTTATAGTATGGTGGGTGTGAGGTGGTGCGCAACGCTATTGCGTGGTGAATTCGTTCATATATCGAGTATAACGATGTTGTTCTTCTTCACGTGTATTGTATTCCCCACCCTCTCGATCGTGTCTCTATCGTCTTCTATTAACGTTCTATCTATATATAGCCACTCTCTTTCGTTCTGGGTGGGGTGATCTGTTCTTGTCATCTATATCACTCCCCTCCCACCCCCTTTTTACCTGTTTCTCCCTGTTTCCTGTATCGCACCCCCTTCCCTGTTCGATGCCTTTTTCGAGAATTTCTGTTAAATTCTTAACATGATGTTATATTCTAGTGTTAAAAGTTAAACTATAACTTATAGTTTTAACCCTGTTTTCGGGGTATGAATATATATTTTACAAACTTTAACATAGTTATATTCCATTGATTTATATATAGTTACACCACGTTATTTACTTTTACTTACACTTTTATCGTTGAATGTATTGGATCGTGTTGAACTTTTGCGTACCTTTGTGTCAACAAGATGAGGGAAAGAGTTCTTATCACGGTTGAGGCATCAAGGTTCTAGCAGGACAACACCTATCTAGGTGGTGAAACGGTGGACACGGTTAGAACCCAGGGTGAACAGGTTACCGGGTCGGTGGTATATATAGAGACTGAGACTACCCCCTCCACCCGGGTCAATAACGCTAGTATCCCGTTCCTCTTCATTTCTCTCTAGTTCTTTGTTTATTGAAGGTCGTTAAGCGTGAATCCATGATGATGAATCATTATATTGACCTGTATATATTTACTTGTTGGGTAGGATAACACACGGCCGGGTAGCCAAGCCCGGGGCAGACGGGTTGATTGATCAGTCATTGACTAACAACCACGTGTCAAAACAATGTAAAGCGTTATACTATAACGTGTTACATATGGTAAATATAAATCAGTGGTCCGGGGTGACGGTGACGGATGCTTTAACGTTACAAACTGCGTCCCGTGGCGGGGATGATCCACCCCACCCCCGACCGCTAGAGATCAATTTCCACTATCACGTTTTCGAGGGGTATGGATACTTTACCGGGGTTCGATTCCCCCACCCTTGACAATTAACATTTAAAACTTGAATACCATGATGAAATACTTGATCACTTCTTTAATAATTACCGCTATCTCGGCTTGGGTGGTGGCAATATCCCCCTCCCCCGTCCATGATTCAACCGACATCGTGGCCTCCATGCGGGACAACGTGTACGAATCCATAACCCTCAAACTCGGGGACGGTTGCACCGTGGACGAGATAGCACGAGAGTACAACGCTAATAAATCATTCTACGATTCCATGACTGACGATCGCGTGAAATATTAATTCTTGATCACAGAATATGAACCTATTTGCCGAAAAAATAGAACAGCAAGCTATTGAGCGCATTCAGAAGTTTGCAAAGATAGCAAAGACTATGGGATTTGAAGTGTGCCTCGGATTCAGTGGGGGCAAGGACAGTCAAGTATGTTACGACCTCTGTAAACGTAGCGGAATTGAGTTTAAAGCATACTATAATGTTGCTTTTGAAAGTAACGTTACAAAGTGTTTTATTCGTGAGTATTATCCCGATGTGATTTGGCGCAGGGATTACAAGTTCGGCTTCATTGAAAACATTTGGAGAAATCACGGAGGCTTGTTGCCGACCGTTCAAATCGCTTATTGCTGTAGTAACTACAAGCATAATCACAACTATGTAGATAAATGCTCTATTGTCGGCGTTCGCAAGGCTGAAGGTAGAGCTCGATCAAAACGCACGGCATTTTCGGCTAAGAATAAAACCATACTCAAAAAAAACAAGCACCTTGTAAACGAATACTTTGTAGAAACTTGCCAATCGGTGGGAACGGCAAGTGTTATACAGCTAATGCCCATTGTTGATTGGACGGACGGCGATGTGTGGGACTACATACATAAGTATAATCTCCCTGTCAATCCCGAATACGAACACTCTAGGCGTGTAGGTTGTATCGTGTGCCCGAAAACTAATTTTACGAGTAACTATATTGGATTGCTCAAATATCCTAAGTTGATTGATGCTTTCATCCTCGCAAGAGAAAAAGCAGGAAGGAATGGTAACCCGATTGATTGGTTGATAACTTCCGACAAGAAGGATTACTTCGATGACAAGCCCTACTACATCTGTCGTTGGCTAAACCATTCATTCATGCCGTTCACTAAGAAGCAAGAGGAATTTTATCGAAAAGTGAGAGAAAAGTATGATCAATTAAAATCAAACAAAAGTAATAAGAAATGAACATGAATTTAAGACAGGCAAAAAAAAATAATAAACCAAGAGACACCACCTGAAACAGATCCTCGAAATCGAATCTGGCGGTATAGGTACAAAAAGGCTAATGCGTACATCGGTAAATTATACAAGAATAAATTACGAAAACAACGAAAATCTGGGAAAAAGTTCTTGTCTCCCGATGAAATAGATCAGTTGATTACTGATGTAATGCAAGAATTTAAAGAGGAATAATATTCTCATTTAAAACCAAACGAAAATAAGTTATTATGAAAACGTTATATCACGATTTACTCCACCGTTACGGAATGGATGAGTAGAAGAAACAAGTAAATAGCAAGTAACATGGAAAATAAAGAATACACCGCTCGAAAGATTAAATCCGCCTTCAACAAGATAGAGAAGAGCGGGAAGAGAGTAACAACTACCAATATCTGCAAACTACTAGGCCACCCCCACCTCACCGATGACGAGAAACGTCTTGTCGAGATCGAGAGAAATCACCGGAAATGGAAAGAACAAGCGAGAAAGGAAAGGGGAGAACCCGTTCCCGTGGAAATAAAGATAGAAATAACATGGGTGAAAAGTAGAACGTGGGGGAACAACCCTAACGGGGTGGCCACCGTGGTAGACGAGAACGCGAATATCAACTATTTCTCTTACAGGTGTAGCGGGTGCGGGTACAACAAGCGAACGGAATGCGTGGCTGGCCTACTGGATCAATGCACGAGGGGGTTAATGTGGAGAAGTAAATCAACGATAGGATTCCGGAGACAAAAGGACGTGTTTGTATCGTGGGAAAGAGCGGGACTTGAAAGGATATTCGAGCAGTTCAAGAAGTGGGGATACAAGGTTGAACATACCGACCTGGAGAGATTCGATCTAATTTATATTTACAAGAATAGAAAAAAGAAATGATAACTATATAGTAAATTACATTATATTTTAAGGAAACACTTAAAAAATTAAATACAATGAAACAGTTTGAAGAAATAAAAAAGGAAATACTTGAAAGAGCGCACAATGCGAGAGCTTGTACTATTCAATACAAGAGAGCTTATCAAAGTGAGAATTTAGAGACATTATGCAATGTTATTAAGGATAACTTCTGGTGGTGTTGTCGTAACAATGTGTTAGATGGCGAGTTGATTGACAAGTACAAGAAAATATTTTCTGACAATAAAATTTATCACAATGTATCTATTAAAAGTGGGTTCTTATTGGCTTCCGGCAACTCAACGGTAGAGGCTTACGGCAACTCAACGGTAAAGGCTTACGACAACTCAACGGTAAAGGCTTACGACAACTCAACGGTAAAGGCTTCCGGCAACTCAACGGTAAAGGCTTCCGGCAACTCAACGGTAGAGGCTTACGACAACTCAACGGTACAGGCTTACGGCAACTCAACGGTAAAGGCTTTCGGCAACTCAACGGTAAAGGCTTACGACAACTCATATATAAATTGTCGCTCGACCATAGAATGTGTTTTAAAAGACAATTCCATCGTTCGAAAATGGGATACTAACACTATTCAGTACGTTTCAGATAATTTGAAATTCGAAAAAAAATACTAGTGTAATCAGATATATAGTTACCATAGTTAGTTACCATAAAATGAAACGAAGGTATTACATAACCCCCTCCCGCCTCGATAACATGACCGTGAGGAAGAACGGGAAGGTAACAAGAACGTTGAAGGGAGGGGAGCTGTACACCGGGATAGAGGCTATAAAATACAACATCCTCCACCTCCTATCACCCGTTGACATGGAGATCGAGGACACTTTTACAATGGATGGAAGAAGGTACAAGAAACTAGTTTAAAAACATAACATCATGAGACACAAGAAATTATCACAACAAGACATCAAGAATATCCGGGAAAGATTACTAGAACCTCTCACGAGCAAGATAGAAGACATCAAGAAACAGATCGGGGAAAGGATGGTTAAAATCATTGACGGGGAGACACCAAGAGAATTGCTACCTTTCGTGAAAGAGAATAGCGGTTTCGTGAAAACGACAAAATACATCTGCCTGTGGAATCTCGATTACAGCGACAAGTACATCACCCTTGGCGAGTTCGTGTCAGAGAACGACACGGTGATAGACAAGGCGTCCATGCAATGCGAGGACATGGTGAACCAAATAAAGAGCGTGAAACAAGACATCAAGCAGATGACTAACAGGATTAACTGCACTCTGAACACGATAGGAACCACTAGAAAGCTAGAACAAGAATGGCCGGAGGCTTACAAGGCGTACCTTGAATCCATTAACATGGAGCCAGAAGAAAAAGATAACGGGTGCGATCAAGTGGAAAGCCTGCGAGCCGAGCTATCACAACTTAAACCAACCGGGAATGATTGATTACGTCATGTTATTATCGAGATTGATCTCGTGGGGAGGACTCCTGTTCAGTGCCGGGTTCTGGATCGCCTGCGAGAACGAGGGGGAAATGATACTGGGTTTCATGGGAACCGTGGCGTTTCTCACCCTCACGATTAGATTACACCCCCAACCCTTTTATCGTTTTCTAAGATGGATAGGATTAAGAGACGACAAGTTCGACAAGTGACCCCCGTCATGGAGGCTGACATCATGGCGTTGCTATCCGTTGGAATGGACAAGAAGGTAGTCGCCAGCGTGTTCAACGTGTCACTTAGAACGGTTTACAAGATACAAGAGAAAGATGATGGAAATTAACGTTGACAACCTCATGAAGGAACTACGGCTCGTGGAGGGGAGCCAGAAGATGATAGCCGTGGCCTTGAAAATGGAAGAAGTCCCCCTCCCCGTGATCGAGAAGGTAACAGGATTCGACAAGAAAGCCGTTTACAGGCTCTACAATCAATTATCTTCCCGCTTGACGAGCAAACTATTGATCGAGGTGAAAAGAGCAGTTCTGTACGCCTCTATCAAGTTCAAGGTTTACAAGTGTCTCGGGGTGGTGGTTGTCACGATGGAAAATGACATCCCCCCATCCAAGTTCCGGATGTTCCCACCCACCCGCAAGCCGGAAGACATTCGTTCATTCATGGACAAGGGAATGTTCGAGAGGGTGAGACTAGAAGACACGGTGTACGGGAACAAGACTTTCAGTCAATTACTAAGTGAATAAATATGCAAGTAGAACTACCACCACCGATCCTGTTTTCCAACAACGAGGACAGCGAGACGGCAAGAAGATACTCCCTCGTTCGAGATGACAGGTATCACAACCCTTGTTACTTGAGCGTTAACTTCTTGAAAGATAACATGGAATGGGAGATAAAATACGATTCAACACTACGGGTGACCGGGTTCACGTTGAATCAAGTTATTTACAAGATGAATTCTTTGTTAAGAGATAACTGGATAATATGATACACACGATAAGAGGAAACATAACTCAACTTATAGAGTTGCAATCATTGCTGGACGCTCACGGGTACAAGAACACGTCAACTATTAAGAAAAAATTAACGGTTGGTTGCAAGGCTAGATGCATTCACGTGAGCATGGACTTGAAAAAATACAAGACGACAACAGAGCTAGTGCAGCCCAGCCTCACCTTCGGCGTGTTCATGGAAACGCACGGGAGGAAGTTAAGGAATGACGAGGCCCTCTGCAACGAGATCATGAAAGAGGTTTTCGATTTCGGATGCCTCATGGAGGGTGACAAGGAGAGGGTGGCGAGGTGCATGATAGAATTTCACAAACGTAAACTGCAAACTTATGGAGACACAGAAGTTCATGGTAACGAGTAAAAGGAACGATTACCTGTACGCATACCATACCGAGTACGAGGTGGGGGATGACAACGACCGGGAGATAGCGATGAAGGCTATCGAGAGATGCAAACCCCCTCTCCTTGACCTGAGAATAGAGGAGGTCCCGAACCGTCCCAGGCGATCCATGCTCGTGTACACGATAGAGTTGAAGTACGCCGAACTCGTGGACTTGTGTTACACGCACAAGATAAAAATGTATTTTGATGTTGATTTTGAATACCCTATAATTGAAATATTATGAAAACAGTTACAATTCCATTCGATTTAGAAATGGCGAAGAAAATCCAGAACGGTGAAGTGGAGGGGATAATAATAGATAGTTATAAAAACGAGTACGAGATAGTCAAGTGGGACGCCAAGGGTGATTATCCACTGGTAGGCGTTTTTTTTTGATGAACAATTGAATACCTCGCACGCTCGTTCATTTACCACGACGGGTTTATATGACATGAAAAAGGAAACTGGATTGAATTTATGCCTTGAATTGCCCTGGTACTTGACCTACGAGGAAGGGCAATACGTGACTATCGAAACAAAAGAGTACACGTACGTTCTTATTTACAAGTCCTACATGAAAGGAACAACGAATCCAGTCCATTATCACGTGTTTTTTAACACGATTGACAAGGATTTACGCTTCAATTCATATTGTGATGATGGATTTGGAGTAGAAGTAATTAGACCCTCCACCCTCTCCGAGATAGAGTTGATTCACGAGTTGTTGAAAGAAAACGGGTATACATGGAACCCGGAAACGAAACGAGTTGAAGACGTGAAGAAAGAGCCGGAACACGTGTTTAAACCTCTGGATTTATGCCTCGCTAAATTTAGAGATACGGAACGTTGGACCCTCGTTCAATTCGGGTATGAACTCGATGGTTCGATGACAAGTGTAGGTGGACTGGCATGGAATAAATGGATTCCCTACGAGGGTAACGAGCATCTACTAGGAACAACAAAAAAGCCGGAAGAACATGAGGACTAGGATCAAGAATAAACGAATGAAAAGGCAGTTGTACGAGTGGCACGTTGCCATGCTACGACTTTACGGGGTGGGGGACAAGATCAAGTCCTACCGGAAGTGGTTGAGAGAAGTGAACAACACTAAAATACCCGAGAGATGAGAGATTTCTTCGAGTTAATTAACGAGTACCCGATCACCTCCTTAATAGTAGCGTTCTTTGTTATATCAATAATCCAGATACTAAAGAACGGGAGTGATTATTACGATAACACATATTAAAATTACCACTATCTGCAATGGAAGAAAACTATTTAACACTGGATGTTAACGAGCTTGTTAACGATAACATCAAGACGCTCGTTAGCGAGAAAGACAAGCGAATCGCTAACCTTGAATTAAGGCTAGAGAACGCCAACTCTAAAATCAAGGAATTACGAGGTAAACGAGATCACGATGATAACGCTAATTTCATCTTGGAATTAATAAAAAAGAGGTGGGAGAGAGACAAGGACATTAACGATGTGAAACACTGTTACAACCTGATTAGTGATATTATGCACACGATAGGATGCTCCCCCACTCGATCAGTGTGCGTAACATCATACGGTAGTTTCATTGAAGCGTTAATCGTAAACTATTACGATAACAGTATTATTCTTGGAAAAGTGTTCAAGGAACTTGGATTGAATCAAGCTATCAAGTTATTGAATGACTACATTTTACCTGTACACCTGTGTAAGAGCGATTTAATGGATTTCGTTCGCAAGCCAAAGAATCTTGTTAACGGTGAGAATTACGAGTGGGGATGTAGCAATTACACACACCTTGACGGGTATCCCCTTTGCGAGTGGTGCAAGAGTCCTTACATTAACGACCCGGACGTGAAAGAAGAGATACTTAAAACGATAAGAGAGAAGAGGGGGGAGTGGGTAATACTGGCCAGTATTGACAAGTATTTAAAGATAGACGATGACCTCTTGAACAACATCGCTAAAATACTTGTTAACAGGTTGGATGGAAGCAATGGTGGCATTAAAGATTTCTTCCATAGAAATTTTTCTAAATTATCCGATGAAGTTCAAGAATCGTTATTCTCCCTTGTCACCACTCATGATAGATACGAGATATTTGATTTCAGGAAACTCTCCCCCACCTCGAAGGTTAAATATCTTGACACGCTATTGATACACGAGGCTTTCGAAGTGGCTAGAAAACACATGAACCCGGAAGAGGCGGTAGAATACATAATCAAGAGACAAGAGAATGGGAAGAACGATAACTAAGAAAAAGTAACAGGAAGATTATGAAACTAGATGAATTTTTAGATAGATACTTGCCAAATCATAAAGAATTATGGCTAGAATTAAAGGAGAATAATCCAGATTTTAGAGGGATAACTACAATATTAATCCTAAGAAATTCATTCAATAATTTGGACCAAAAATAGTATTTTAATCATGTACAACAAAGGATATAGATATGTGGCATACGATGCCGCTAATGGAGAATATCAAGAATTTAAGACGATAAAAGAAGCAGAAGAATGGCTTACCGAAAATGATTATGAAGGGATTTCCGAGGAGGCGATAGAGGGGAGAAATTACATCGCTGAAATTCAATACAAGTCAAACGTTATTGTCTTGGAGAAAAAGGAAGATTATCACGTTCATACTGATGAATGTCCTGATGATTGCGATGAAGAAGAATGGCCATATGATTGTGAATTTGATTGGATAGGTAAGCAAGAATTTCAAAAAATAGAATGGTGATCATGGCAAAGACAGAATATAAAGTAGGCGAAACCTTCCAGTTTGGACTCAAGACGTTGAAGTGCGTGGAGGGGGAGGGAAATTATTGTACAAACTGTTTCTTGCAACCATTTGCAGAATATGGATGCGATTTTCTTACTGATTATGTAGTTGGTTATTGCAGTAAATTAACTAGAACAGACAACAACGACGTGATATTCATTGAAGTAGAAGAAACAGATAAACAGGAATAGATATGAAATTTGACGAGATATACAAGCCCCCCCCTTCCACGACCATTTCGGGATAGGGGTCAGTACCAGAGAAGGAGTACGATGCTTTGATTGGATGGTGAAAATACCACAAGAATCCAAGCAATTGATACTTGACATTCTTAATAGCAGGACAGACAAGTCAGTAAAGAGAGAAGTAAAGTACAGTCCATCCGGGCAAGTAACCATAGATGGCATAAATGTCATGCTTATCCGTGGATGGGGACACTTAACCGGGGAGGGGGCTTTAAACCTGCCATACGGGGAAGCTGCTAAAATACAAGATGACTTCGGGGAGTGGATAGTAAAGAAACTTAAACAAGAAATATAGTTATGGATCAAATAGTAAGTCTTGAAACGGCAAAACTGGCGATGGAGGTGGGGTTTGACGGGAAGGTATTACATTTCTACAATCATGGTGAAAACGAGCTTATACCTAGCACGATATTAATATCCCCACCCATCCCCATATCAGTAGAATACCTTGAAACATCTCGTGCAACGTTACCCGTTGATTGTGTACCCGCCCCCACCCAAACCGCTTTATTAAGGTGGTTAAGGGAAAAGCATAATTTATTTGTCACAATACAAATAGACGATATTGGATATTGGTACGAGATATGTAATACCTTACATATAGGGGAAGTAACAGTAATTTCATGTTGCAGTAAATCATATGAAGAATACGATGATACTATGGAATATGCTTTGCAAGAGGCTTGTCATATAATTAAAGATAGAATATAAATACCACTATCATGAACGTGATCGAATTAAACAAGGTAGCCGAGTACGCTTGGAGCAAAGACTACCTGTTACTCAAGAAATTACTTGACGAGGGATGGGTAGGGATCATCGCCAGAACCTATTTCAGCGTTGATTCATCGTACAAGTCCTTGTTACGTGGATGGTACGAGTACAGGGTGGGGGGGATTCCGATAACGATGAGCAACCTCGAACTGGCAAACCCATCCCTCTCGATAGAGGAAAACTTCGTCAAGATATGCGAGAAAAATAAAGTTGAATTTTTAATACCGGATAATTATGAAACCAGATGAGATAGAAAAACTGAAACATTGTTTCGTGTATAACTCGATGGAAAATCTCAGGAACTTGGAGGTTATAAAAGCGATGGCAGATATCATCAGGATATGCGCGGGGGATGGGGTGGAACTATATTGCTTGCGAAGCCTTCACGAACACATCTCATTTTCCACCCCCGCCCGAACTTTCGTGGAAATATTAATAGAGAATATAAATAAACAAAAAGAAAGCGAACCATGTTAAACATCAAGATTTTCAAGAACATACCATCTGAACTGTACGTTGGCATATACGGCAACGGGATGGTAAGTATATACAAGGAGACGATGGATTACTTCTCCAAGTATGACGGTATCACCATAGGCATGGGGAATGACGAAAGGTTATATTTCAAGTTCACGAGGAACGATAACGAATCGTTCAAGATAAAACGGAGCAAGGCAGGATCGGCTTACGTGAATGCTTCAAAGATGTTCACGATGAACGATATAGAGAAGAAAGATCGAGTGGGGAGGTACCGGCTAGAACCCGTGAAAGGTATCGAGTACTACAAGGGATTCTACGCCCTTGAATGGGTATCCGATCCAACCCTCAAGAAGAAAGACACCAAGGATTTCGAGGAAGAAGTTGAAAAAGCGGTGGGGGAGGACGAAAAAGATTTGCAACGAAAGTTGGAATTTAAAGATTAAGTCGTATATTTGCACTGTTACTGCGCCACTCCAAATAAAGTAACGATGACATGATAAACTTTTTCCTACTAATCATATATTAAGTAGAAAACCCCGGTACTTGAAAGGAGTGGCTCAAGGCCGGGTTTTTTAATGCCCGGCAAGGAGGGAAGTAACGAGGGTTATTTTGGAACCACCCCTCCCCCGGGCAATCACTCTTGAATATTCAAGCCGGCCCAAAAGTTCCAACTGACGGTGATGATCCCGAGGAAATCCAAGCAATGCCGGACGACGACAACTTGGTCCTTTGCATGGTCGAGAGACTATTATACTAACTCCCCTTTCAAGGTAGGGTCAGGATCAAGCCACGATGGTCTCTAGTGATGAGACTCATCATAACCATGCTGGTTCTCGTTCTTCCCTTCTTGCATCTCCTCCTATCATATATACAATTATGGTAGTAGTATGCTAAACTATATATAGTACATCTAGTATATATGTAGTATATATAGTAGAGAAGATGTTAAGGCTTTAGGGTGGCAGTGGGTATCATGCAAGGTAAAGAATCGCCATGTTCTTTGAATTAGTAAGGAAAAGTATTAACTTTGAGTGAAAGTAAACTCATATTTCATTTTTGTATCATAGTTTTTAAGTAGTTTCCAGCGTTCCGACTCCAGCAGATTATCCGGAATATTATAAAACAATCGTGGAAAAAGGAAAGTTATCGGATGCTTCTATATTAAGACAACCTTATGGCTACGATTATTTACAACGTTATACAACTTTTGCTTGTGGTGGTGAAAAAGAACGGATTGCTTTGGAGGATCGTTTGGAATGGTTGTCAAGTGATCCGTTGAAAGCTGAAATGATTCTTTGGGAGATGGAAAAGTGTAGGAAGTATGAAGATTATATCAAGCTTTTGGATATATACGGGAACTATTTGACAACAGTTAATCATCAACAACGATTAGATGCTGTTTCGGCTAAATTATACAAGGGTGCTGCCGGAAAATTAGCATCTATGCACCAAAAAAGAACCAAACAACTGCAAACAATGAAAACAACTGCAAATAACAACACCCTTATAAACCACTGTAATAAAGCCGTTTTCTTTGCACTTGTTTGGATGTTGTTTTCATTTCACACCTTTACATTATAAATCTGGAAAATCTATTGACTAAACTAAAGTTCAAATTAACCTAAAAACGAACTAAAAGAATCGATTTAAAACTTTCTTCGGTATTTAATCATAGAAATATCATAGTGAACGGAAAAAATCTCCTGCTTTTATCTTTTTATTGCATAATATTTTATATCTTCGCATCTCAAATAAATCAATCTATACACAGTATGGATAAACCCATGAATAGAATCAAAGAGGTGCTTGAAGAGAAAGGCATCAAACAGACCTGGCTGGCAGAGAAACTTGGAAAAAGTTTCTGTATTGTCAATTCCTACGTATGTAATCGACGACAGCCAAGTCTAGAAGTGCTTTTCGAAATTGCAAAAATTCTTCAAGTAGATCCCAAAGATTTAATTGATAGTGATGAAAAATAATAAACAACAATATACATTCATTGATTTGTTCGCCGGACTTGGGGGCTTTCACCTCGCCTTGCAGCAATTAGGGTGTAAGTGCGTCTTTGCTTCTGAAATTAAAGATGATTTAAGAAAATTATATGCTTTAAATTTTCCAGAGACCCCAATTTATGGCGATATAACAAAGATCAACCCGGAAGACATACCTCCACATGATATTGTATGTGCAGGCTTCCCTTGTCAACCGTTTAGTCAAGCAGGCAAAAGAGAAGGTTTTAATGACACTAAACAGAGAGGTGCGTTATTCGACTATATTTGTGCCATCGTTGCTGAACATAGACCCAAATATCTTTTACTCGAAAATGTGCAAAACCTCAAGAATCACGACAACGGTAATACATGGAAAGTAATACAAGAAAAGTTAGCTGCGCTAAATTATGATGTGAAAGCTGACATTCTTTCACCACATCAATTTGGACTTCCCCAACATCGAAAAAGAATTTTCATTGTTGCTATTGCCAATGAAAAAGGTTCTTTAGACCATTTTCGTTTCCCTGTTGCTCAGAAAGGCGCATCGCGTTTTTGCGACATCAATAAGGTTATTGATGCGAGCGATACTAATATCACAAAGCTAAAACCTGAAACAAGGCTTCAACTTGAAGTTTGGCAAGAGTTCATTGACCAAACTATCGCGCACGGCGATACTATACCGTCATTCCCTATATGGGCCATGGAATTTGGAGCCACATATGATTTCAAAAATAAAGCCCCTGTATTCCAATCTCTTGAAAATTTGCAAGGCAAGCTAGGAAAATTGGGGCAACCCATAAATGGACTGACAAAAGAGGCTTGCATAGCACAGTTACCCAACTATGCTCAAACCACAACTTCACTAATATTTCCAAATTGGAAAATAAGATATATCGAACAAAACCGCAAATTTTATGAACGAAACAAATCATGGCTTGATCCGTGGATTGAAAAAATTCGCAATTTTGAAAATAGCCATTTGAAAATGGAATGGAATTGCGGTATTACGGCTACTCCTACACTTGAAGATAAAATTATCCAATTCAGAGCTTCGGGTATTCGTGTAAAACTACCCAATTTCGCACCTGCACTAAATTTGGTAGGTACTCAAATTCCTATTTTTCCATGGGTAAAATTACCCGCTGAGATTCTATCTGAGGGAGAGCCCAATAAAGGTCGCTATATGACAATCCGTGAAGCCGCTGCAATTCAAGGTATGCAAGACTTGAATTTTAGCTCGCTTTCATCTACACGAACTTTAGAGGCCTTGGGTAATGCTATAAATGTAACATTGGTACGCCGTATCGCAAAACTCCTATTGAACGATGAACAACAATAAAGTTTCCATAGCTACCAAGCCATTAGTCTATTCTGCTTTTCGTTACATCGAAAATAAGGTATGGAACGCTCTTGCAGAATATGTAGATAATGCTGTGCAGAGTTTCAAAGACCATATTAGAATTGACAAATCCTAGTGAAGTTAAAAACAGGCTAGACAAAGACGATGTGCAATTAATTGATTTACACGCCCTAAATTCTAGTGAGGGTATAACTGGTAATTCAATGGCAAACTTTGTTACTGAATCTGGATTCTATGACGTGATATTGCAAAGTTCATCTCCACGTGTTAAGCCTTTCCGTAAATGGGTAACATCAGAAGTTTTACCAGCTATAAGAAAGAATGGCGGTTATATGTCTACTAGTAACAATGATACCCCGGAAGAGATAATGGCTAGAGCAGTCATGATCGCCCAAGAGACTATCAAGAGAAGGGAACAAAGAATCGAGATGCTAGAGCAAGAGAAAACGTTGCTCACGGAGACGATAAAAGAGGCCGCCCCCAAGGTCGAGTATTTCGACAAGGCGATGTCATCGAAGAGTTCATACACCACCACCCAGGTGGCGCAGGAGTTCGGTCTATCGGCCAAGACGTTAAACGCTAGACTGGCGAAGATGGGCGTTCAATACAGGCAGGGTGGGGCGTGGATACTGTACGCCAAGTACCAAGGCAACGGGTACACTCACACCGTGTCCGTCCCGTACATGATGGCTAACGGGGAACAGGGGACACAAATACAGACCCGGTGGACGGAGAAAGGTAGAAAATTTTTACACGACTTACTAGATAACAAATGAATGTTTTAATAGCTTGCGAGGAAAGCCAAACGGTATGCCTCGCTTTTAGAAAGAAAGGACACAACGCTTACAGTTGTGATATAGTAGATTGTTCAGGCGGTTATCCTGAATACCACATCAAGAGAGACGTTCTTGAAGTGATGAAAGGCGGGACGTTCAAGACGCAGGGGGGACAGGAGGTGACGATAGATAAATGGGATTTGATGATTGCCCACCCACCATGCACTTTCTTGTCATCTAGCGGTGCTTCATGGTACTATCACCCGGAAGACAAGGGGCTACCAGTAGAGCAGAGAAGACCTCACCCCAGATACCCTAACAGGGCCAAGGACAGGGATGATGGCAAGAAATTTTTCATGGAATTCGTCAAATCTGACATCGAGAAGATCGCCATAGAGAATCCCGTGGGAATCATGAGTACATGTTACAGGAAGCCCGATCAAATCGTTCAACCTTTCATGTTCGGGCATGAGGCTCGGAAAGCGACTTGTTTATGGCTCAAGGGACTTCCCAAGTTGACTCCCACCAACATCGTGGGTGAGGGGGAGATAGCGATAACTAAAAGTGGGAAAAAGATGTCTAAATGGTATTACGATGCGATTTCTCTCCCAAAGGAAGAGAGGCAGAGACTAAGGAGCAAGACATTTCAAGGTATTGCTGACGCAATGGCCGATCAGTGGGGATAATTTCTTATCTTTACATCAAGTTTAAACTTCTAAAATAATGATCATGAGAAAATTAATGTTCCGGGTGTGGGACTTGTCAACGAGTACCCTCCTACCCACCTCCGACGGGATAATGTTCTGGAACGTAAGCAACAAGAAATTCGGGGTAACCAACTTCTTGATGGACCAGAGATACCTCGTTACCGTGCTGTGCCTTAGAAACGGCAACACGGACATCTACGGCCTCGACGTGGTTAAGGTGTGGCCAAAGGATTACATCTCCATCAAGGAGGCGAAAGAGAGTAACGCCCCGATCCAAACCGTGCTGTGCGACCTTGACGGGTTCGTGACGGTAGAGGGAGAGAAGATACACGTTACCGAGTTACACCATCATTACAACTTCTCCGGGGAGGGATTCGCCGCTTACTCCGACACGTACAAGGAGATGTTCTGGGATCAACTGTCAGAGTATGGCATTCATTAAGGTCCCCCTGATCGAGGAGAAACTAGACATTAACGTGAGGGTTTACAATCTAACCCTCACTTCTTTTCTAGCCGAGATCATGGAAAACTACATCGTGGAACTGGAAGATCACGTCAAGAAAAGCGGCCTTCACGTGAAGAAAAACAAGTTCCACTGCAACGAGCTGAAAAGAAACATCAGGATGTGGATAAACCACAGGTACATGGAGGTGGGGAGGGAGTACAGGGATTTCCTGACCACCCAGCTAGATGACCTGTACGATGACATGAGACACGATTACACGGTGTTCTTCTACTCCGTCAAGAGGTTCTTCGACAAGAGAATAGACGACTCGAACGAGACAACCACCCTCGCCCTCCTCGTGCTGATCATAAGCATGGCCTCCTACTTCCAGATCAAGGAGGAGGATTTCAGCAATTACGTCAGCGAGCAATTCAAGTGCCACTACGTAGTGAAAAGTAACTACATATCCAATATAGCTCGACACGCCACCATGTTCCTTAATTCTTTCAAGCACGATAACGTGGAACTAGTGTTCGAGAAAGAGCCTGATATTCAGGCAGCATGGGACATTCTTGACTACAAGTTGTCTCATGTAAAGATAAATCTAGTAGATGATATCAAGTAGTTTATAGTATTTACCTATATCATTACACGTGTCAAATAAAGTACGTATATTTGTATTATAATTAAACTAAATGGAAAACATGATAACTATATTCATTGTAATAGCCATTGCCTTGCTGGTATTCCTGTTCTTCGTGTTAAGGAGCGCTTACAGGAACTCTCACGTCCCGGTGGGGAGCGTGATTAAACGCAAGGGCATACTCTTCAAGGTGAAGAGGTACAACAAGTCGGATCATATCGACAAGTGCTTGAGATGTGACATGAGGTTCTTCCCCTCCATCTCCGGTTATAACGATCATTGCTGCGTCAAGGTCCCGTTCTGTAACGCTAGCGAGAGACGTGACAAAACTGACGTGTATTACGAGCTAGTGGGCAAGAACTGTGGTTTCTTTAACAAGGAGGAAGAGTGACATGGAGCAGTTGATAATGACGCCTAGGCTCTTCAAGGAGTTCGGTATACACGTTTGCGATGACCAGATCATAAGCACGCATCGTGCCTGTCCCAAGAAGATAAGGGGATTGCTTGACAAGACCATAGTCCTGCACGATAACGGGGAGGTGATGGCCATGAAGGATTATTTCAAGTCCATCATAACAGGTGATGGCAGCCAGTGCAGGATGAAACGATTATCTAACGGGGACAAGTCAACGAACGAGATACGAATACTGGAGAGGGGAAGGTTCTGGAAATCCGTGTTATTCAGGGGAGGGACGATAGTTAACGACGTGAACTCCAACATGCCCTTAATATCTTACGTGAACGATTTCAACGGGATAAAGGTATGGTTCGAGGACACTCTTGACGTTTTCCCGTGTAACTACAAGGGGGTGCTATCCTCCCTGATCCTGTACCTGACAAGTAACGTTGATAGCACTTACTTCTCCCCCTCCTTCCCGGACAAGTGTTCGGAATCTTGCTGGGGTGACCCAAGGTTCGTGAACAAGGTGAGGGGATTGATGCACCATCATATCATCCGATCGTTCAAGTTAAACCACCAGACAAGGAAGTATAACGAGTGGAGACACCCGGAGTTATTCTACAACGGTTGGAACGCCGCAATGAAGGACCCGCAAGTGTTCTACATCGTGGCCGATCTTAGACCTGACAAGGAAGGCATAGTTAACACTAGGGATTACAGGTTCGATTGCACGGCGGAGAGACTGGGATTGTGTCAAGACATGGCGAGAGAAGCGGCCATAGTTTACAACACGCTGGTCTTGCAGGGGTGGGACCAGATTTCTCCCAACGAGACGTCTTGCGAGAACTGTCCTTTCAAGTGCAAGATAGCCAATGAAACAAAAAGAATATAAGAGACCGGGGGTGAGGAAGCCCGAATCGCCACGATCGGTGTCAACTTACAGCAAGTATCATCACACGATAGACCGGGAGATAGATAACGACAACATCTGGTACATCGAGATTAACGGGAAGAAGGAACGAAGGATACCCGTCACCCTGTCGTTGTGGGAAGAGATGAAGTTCAAGGCGAAAGAAGACTTGCACGCCGAGGTTATATTGAAGTTTATCGGGAAATCTGGAAGACACGTTGAACGTTTTAAAGATTAAGCAAATGGGTAAAAGAGGTTTAAAATTAAGGGTAGACAAGAAAACACGCAACAAGAGGTACACGGCAATGGCGTACCTCAGAAGACACGGGTACGTTGCCAAGGGCAGGGACGTGTTACTGAAAGAGGGTTCTCCCTCCCCGAAAGAACACGAGTATCTTGTATTCCTCATGGAACAAGGATATTGCATATCGCACGGGGAGATAAGCTAATGGAAGAGTTCGTTAGCGTTGAAGACGTCAAGAGAGTGTTCAAGGCGTTTTGTAGCAAGGAAATAAGCGGGTGCGGTTCTGACGAGCAAGAATGTGAGGACTGCATCTTCTACAAGAAATACGTCGAACTTTTAAAAGAGAAGTCATGACGGAAGATTTATGGGAGTTAATTGATAAACTAACATTCAGGTATTAACATGGAACAGAAGAAATCAAAAGTGACCAGTGTCGTTCAAGGACAAGACTGGGTAGGTAAACAAGGTGTTTTTCACACGTGGACCGTCCGTTTCGAGAACGGCGACGTGGGGGGTAACATGACGAAACAAGGTAACAACTGCGCCTTCAAGGTGGGCGAGACGGTTGACTACACGATAGAACCGGGGAACAGGCCGGACAGCTTCAAGGTGAAGATCGTCCCGGAGGCACCTTCATCCTTCAGTGGTGGAGGTGGGGGTGGGAAAGGAAAGGTTAACGAGGCTGGTATCAACGCCAACGTTGCATTGAACAACGCCACCCTGTTATTCTGCAAGCTGTGCGACACGCTTGGACAGGAATGGTTAAAAGCGGCGAAAGATCAACCGGAAAGGATCGTCATGATGTACGCTAGAGAGTTTTCAAACTTGTTGAACGAGTTAAGTGGATTGAAATAACATGATAAAAGAACTAGACGACAGGATAGAATTACTGTACAAGGACGTGATGAAGCACCCGAAGGGGAACTTCAAGATGTTGTTCGATGACTTCAAGCAAGACGTGGGAGACATAATGTACGGCGAGAACGAGAAACAACCATCCATGTACGACAAGATGATGGACTTGCTCAACGCTTGTTGCCGGGCCTTCGGGGTTACAACGATGGAAGCGATGGCGGGGGGAAGGGCAGAGTTGCCCGTCCTGCGTGCCGTGACAGCGTTCATAAAGCTAGCCGATGACTCGTACGATAACAGGCACACGACCTGCAAGATTCTGGGCAGGACTAGACAATACTACTACCACTCGATTGCCAAGTTCGAATCGCTCATGTTAACCGACAAGACTTTTCGTGAAACCTATAACAAGTTGAGACATGATTTCGGAAGAGACGAGGAAACTGATTGAGGAAAACGAGGAACTGGTGGAGAAGAACCTCAAGAGGTGGATAGCCGGGTGCAAGAAGAGAATGGCAGCGTTCACTATCCCGACTGACGAGGAAATAATCCAGTATTTCAACGACAAGGGAAAGGTATGCACGTCACAGACCGTGAAGAAAATAAGGACCACGTACGAGGGCAAGGTGGAGGGGAAGTGGATAGATTCTAACGGCAAAGAGGTCAAGAACTGGAAGGGTAAGCTCGACAAGGTATGGATTCCATACTACCCGTCATTGAACAACATTTACGAGAGGTTTTAATCATGGACAGGGAATTGATCGCTAGAGGCTATTCTTACAATCATGGAGCCATTTTCAAGAAGAGGATATACATTTCTATACCCGAGAGCGAAAAGTGGCTTAAAAACGCTTACTCGCACTTTATAGGAGGTTCTTTCAAGTGGATACCCGAGTATGACGAGATTGCCGGATGGTTGTCTGACAACGAGGGGAGGGGATTATTCCTGTACGGGACTTACGGGAGGGGGAAAACGGTGTTCATTCGTGATATATTCCCCCTCCTCGCCGAGAGACACGGGAAGGTTGCATCTTACTACACGATGACCTCGATAGGAGATAACCTTGATGACGTGTTGAAGAAGAAGATCGTGTGCCTCGATGACGTGGGGATGGAATCCAAGATCATGACTTACGGCAACGAGAGGCACGCTTTTCCCGAACTCATGGACAGGGCGGAACAGAACGGGAACCTAGTTCTCGTGTCCACCAACCTTAACGCGAGGGGGATAATCGACAGGTACGGGGAAAGGACGCTAGAGAGGATCAAGTCGTGCTGCAAGAGGGTAATGTTCACGGGTCAATCTTTCAGGCAATGACGAGCGAGGAACTTGCAAGTAAAATGGACAGGTTGCAGGAATCGATAGACCTGAATAACAGCCTGATGACAGAATTCAACAACAGGCTTGCATCCATACAAGAATCCGTCTCCAACAAGAGGGGGAGGATGGACGCCAAGGAGATAATAAACAATATCATAGGGGACCTCATGGTCCTGTTAATCACAAAACAGCAATAATATGGAAAAAGAAAAGGAAATAGCTAAAAAATTAAAAGAGTTACAGGAACTGGTAGGTGAACTGAGAGAGATGGGGGTGGGGTATTTACTCGTGACGTCTTTCGAGAAGAGTGTTAATGACGAGGGATTCCAAGAATTAAGATCGTCCGTGTTCTCGGATTTCAAGCTGGGAGACATGGCCCCCGCCATAGCATCTTATTTCTCGGAGAATCCTAACATCCTCCCGGTTATCGTTCGAATACTGGCAAGCGGGTTCTCTCAAGAAACGCTGGTAGAAAAGGCGAAAAAAGCGGGGGAGGAACTGGCAAGAAAAAAGAAGGAGTGGAATTAACCACTCCTTTTCTCGCTTAACTGACCCATTCACAAACCATATCTCTAAGTCTTACCACTACCGCCTGACAGGTGTAAAAATTGCATTCGTCATCGAGTAGTTCTATTAAATACATGATCTTGTCCATAGGTCTTGTTTTTTTAAATCATCTCTTCCCAGTCAATATACTTGCCCGTTCTTTTCAAGTCGGCAAGATACCGTGAAAAAGCTATCCCATCGTAACCGTCCGGGTCGTCAATGTACTTTTTCACGTACATCGCTATATCGAACTCGTTACGCAACGGCTCGGGAAAGAAATCGGCGTAAGCCATGTTGGCCACGAAACAACAATCGTACTCGCTCGCCTTCTTTACCGTCACCCCGTTCCTTTTCAGAAGTTCCTTGACTTCCTCCTTGGAATACCTGTGCTTTGAACCGTCAGCGTTCTCCATGCAGCTAACAGCTAGCTCGCATAACTTCTTGGAGAAGTGAGGACCATGTTCGTCAAGGTAATCCTCGAACGTCTTGCTACTGAAATAATAACGATCCCTTCCCATCACATTCTCCGTCTTCTTCTACCACGACGCATTTCAGGCTCGTCATCGTAACCTACAATTACAAACCGGGCGTGTCTCCCCGTCTATCCTGTCGATCAAATCGTAATCCCATAGGGATAACTTGCCGGGGCAGGGGATGGGTTTAACGAACTGCACCGGGTTAGCCAGTACCCAGTTGTACACGACACGCTTCTTGGGAAGGGGGAAGGTGGGGGATAAGACATTAAATATCTCGTCATCATGTTCTGCCCACACCGACTCGTGGTCTACCACGCAATCAACAATATCAACCCTCCCGATGATAGCTCCCACGTGAGTCAATTGCTCTCTCACCACTTCATCGTACCCTTCTCCTACCGCTTCCAACTGTTCTTTATTGAGAAACCCTTTCAGGTTGCCACCGTATATCGTCTTGGAGGCATGAATCAATAACGGGCCACGATAATCCGTTCTCCACGTCCGGTTCTCGATGTCTTTAATCCCGTGGACTATCAACGATGCCCACGGCTGTTTAATCGTTAGCGCTTTCATGGTATCATTTCCTATTTAGAAATTTATTCACGAAATAAATCTGACCCTTCCCCGTTACTTTCGTGGTCGTAGTAACTAGAATATCACCAGAAGGCTTGGTGATAGATGTCTTCTTGATCTCGAATAATCCCATCTCCATCGCTTTTTGGGTGGGTTGGTTGTATGATTCACCGAACTTGCACAGATACCCGTTATTTCTCAACCATGCGTACAACCTGTTCTCTCCCGTGTCTACGCCATTTTGCTTGATTAACTTGGCTAGTTCACGGATCGAACATGATTTAGTTGAAGTGGCTACCGCATCTGAGAACAATACCTTTGGGGCTTGTTCTTTCAGTTGTTTTTGTTGTGCCTCGATTTGTTCTGCCTGTTTAGCCGCAAGCATTAACGCCTCGGAGAACGATTGAGGAATCTCAAATTTAGAATGAGTTGATTCCAACTCTTCCCATCTGTCTATAATTTTCTCTCTCAACTTTACATCATATCCAGAAGCCAATATTAAACACCCCTTTTTAGTTAGGAAGTAACAAGGACGTTCCATGCCGTTAGCATCTGTGTATGAACCCAATCCAAAATTGGATTCGGATACCCCTTGGTCTAATACGTTTCTAATATCACGCATTACATGAGAATGTTGTTTCCCTGTTATCTCTGCAATTTGTATGGATGTCATTGTTTCATGTTTGCCATCCACCCCTGTAATTTTAATAATATCGCTCATACTATTTTAATTTTGATAATATATTAGAATTTTCGAACACCCACAATTTAGCTTTTGGCCCCCCACCCATCATAAGCATCTCGATAGCAAGTACAGGATGCAACCACGTGGCGGCTCCTCTCCCCTTGTCTTTCTTTATCACGCTCTCTTCTTTAAGAGTAGATATTAATTCTTTCACGGGATTAGAATTCAACCATTGGGTAGCGTTAAATACTGACTTATTCTCTTCTATACGAATCCTGTTTATTATATTGCAAACATCAGAACTTCGCACGTAGTTTTTGTCTTCACTTATGCGGACTCTATGCCACATTTCAGTAATAATTTCATTTATTTCCATGATATTAAAATTAAATTTGACTTTGCAAATATACGAATAATATTTATAAAAACAATATATCTGTATATATTTTATTGTTGATAAAAATGCATTCCATAAATTTCTATTTAATAAAATTTTATATCAAAAAAATAACCATGATGTTACTATTTGAATCATAGTGTTTTATAAAAACGGGAATTCCCGTTTTTATCGTAACTTATTGATAATCAGCAAAAGCTAAAATTAGTTAAAACAGTGTAGGTATACTGCATTTCACGGTATACCCCATCCCAGGGTACACCTCCCCTTATCACTAGTAAGATCAGGTACCTAACGTCGGTTATCCCGACGGCAGGTCGTGGTCGGAATTCCGACCTCGCCTGATAATCAGCCGATATGGGAATTCACATATCGGGGAATAAAAAAGATACCCACCCTTGGAGGGGGTGGGCATACTTGATAATTACCAATATGAAACTAACTAACCACTCAAACTTTCTTGTGTTTGATTTTAAGCATGTCAATGTAGCGATAAAGTCTTTCTTTCGTTGGCTTGAGTCCACATCTTGATATTTTACTGTTAAACGCACTGTCAGTCTTACCAGTGATCTTCTTCGCTTGCTCATAATTTACTTTAACGTTGAGGTATGGTTTAAGTACCTCGGTCATTGCATCTATATCATCCTCGGTGATGTTGTCACAATAACCATTATCAATCATGTCGGCGAAGTGCCTGAACAATCTACTTAGATTCGTCAATTTTACAGCACCCATGTTTGAAATATAAAATGGTTGAAGTTACGGCTGATACTACAACAGATACCGAAGCAATACTCAATAATGTCCAGAACTCAATCGTGTAATTTGATAATACATCAATTAATTGTACGCCACATTGTATTAGTAAGTTGATTATTAATACCCTGTGCCATGAACAAAATCTAAATCGTTTCGACAAATGCCATAGCATAATGTCCACGTAAACGGAATGTCCTAAAACATAATCAAAAGACACCACCTCCACATCCATGAGTGATAGCGTAAGAACTATCGCTACATACATGTTTAACAGGATCGGGGCCAATTTTATAAGTCTAACCGTAGATTTCATTTCTTCTTACTACTTCTTCTAGGTTTACCATCCCATGTAATCTTTCTTGATGCAGTTGCTGGCCTCATTATGGGCCTGCGAACTGATGTCGTTTTCGTGTTTCTAGCCATACGCTTGTATTTACGTCATAAATATACGAAATGTTTCTCTTTTAAAAAGCTAATCCGCTACTTTTAAACGCTTTTCTGGTGTTACTCTCACGTTCCTTGTTAGCCTCCTGCCGGCGCTTGTAATTGGCACCGTCCTTGAGGATTGTTCTAAGGTTGGCCGTGAACACGTTCGGGACGATGAAAGTCATCAGCTCGAAGAACGCCCCACACGCCCGGAGGAACTCTTCTTCCGAGTCCGTTAGAGGCTCGTTATGTTCCGCACGATCGTATATCTTCCATGCCATGCTGGCGTTATCATCGATGGCGTTCATGAATATACCGATAGCCGGTAACACTTCCTCGAACAACTCTCCTAGCTTGATGTTATACGGGTTCTGCGGTCTGGCGTAAGTAGCCCACCCGGCGATCTTGGTTATTCCCTCGAACGTCTCGTTATCTATGGCTCCTATTTGCTCGGCGAACTTGACACCACCCAGTATGAACGATGCTGCCATGTCAGCCACGGTACCGTACCTTCCAAGGAATATACCGGCGAGACCTATGGCTCCATTCTTCAACGTTCTCTCCTGCATGACGTCCCATACCGAATCGTCGTCGTCCCCACCGAAAGCGAGGGAGGCGAGGTAAGCACCTATCAACGGCTTTGTAAGGTTGTACGCTATACTACGTGTGAAACGACTGGTAAGCATCCCCAGGCCATCGAGGAACATCTTCGAGTTGTTCTGGTTGGCTCCCTCTACCATTCGTCCCCACCCCACCTTCATCATCTCGACCTCCTTGATGGAGTAGGACATCATGAATCCCACCCACCTACCGAGTACCTCGTCACGGGATATGTTCTTTGACCACGGTAATAACCGGGTCTTGGACGCTTGAGACACGGGAGCCACGGTGTTGAACGATTCCTGCGTTCTCTTCATGGCGTCACGGTGGGCGGTCCTGAAATCTTTCGTTATATCCCTGCGGTACTTGTCATCCTTCTGCCACCTGTCAATGTCAAGCTCGGAGCCGTTAAGTTCCTTGAACCTGTTATTGAATATCTTGATGTACATGTTGGAAGACGTGATAAGGTCGGGGAACCTGATCCATGCGTCTATCATCTTGGCGTTCTTGCCCGTTTTCTTCCCGTAAGCGTCACGTGTAAGCTCGCTGTACTTGGACATCATCTCGGCGTCAGGAACGGAGTAGAACTCGTACATGTCCCTCATGGCTTGCTGTTGCTGGATGTTCTTGACCATCGTCACCGGGTTCACGCTGATACCGTCGCTTATGATCGCTCCCCCCACGTTGGTCACTATCTCGGTTGCCATCTTGGCAGGGTTCACGAGCAAGGCGGTACGGGCGGCGCTACTTATGTACTTGTTAAACTTGTTCCAGTTGTTGTTCGTGCGGTTGTGGAAATTATCAAGGTGATAGGTGGATATTATACGATCCTTTATCGTGTTGACGTATGCGTTTAATACCATCTTCTCGTCCTTGTTAGTTCCCGGCCTGTTCATCCTGTCCTTGAAAGCCTTTACCACGGCGTTGTACGGGTGTACCACGTTGAACTCCATCGTGGCTTCCTCTATCGAGCGAGTGACCATCGAGGCGATGTCAAAATTCACCTTGTGGATACCTCCCCTCCTCGAATGTATGGCGTGTGCCGCCGGTAGTTGACCACCCCAGTTCTCGTTTGCCATCTCCTGTATGGTCTCTATGGCCTGTATGTCAGTGCTACCACCGGTGGATTGGCGGGGGGCGTAATCAACTTGATCAAACCCGGTGTCGTACCCACGGAAGGCGGCGCTAGCGATGTTCATGTCCCTTAACTCGCCGTCGAATATCTGGCGTGCTGCGTTGATAAGCGTCCTCACGGCCTTTGCGTCACGGGCGGGGAGGGAGTCAATCGTCTTGTCGATGTTAACCGAACCGTCCTCGTCAAGCACGAATAACTCGGTGGCGTTGTTGATCCTTCTCGTCTCCACGGCGTCCCTGTTGGCGATGTCGTTCTTGACGGTTAGGAACCACGAGTGATTCAGCTTGGACACCCCCTCCTTCCCTACCAGGTCATTCTTCTGGTAGTTATTCTCTATCATGAGCATCCCGGCTAGGTCCATCATGGTTCGTCCCCTCGTGTTTAACACGCCAACGGGAAGAACGTAATACTTGCTGAACTCCTCGATCGCCGCCGCCCACGGTTTCAACATCCTCGCTTGAGCCACGTGAGCCTGTATGGTTGCCGGTTCTATGTACTTGGACACTATGTTGTCGTAGATGGGGGTGGAATAGTTGTCCCACAGCATGTACTCCGCCGTGTTCAGGTCACGAATGTCGAGAGCCTTCTGCAACTTGTAAGCACGATCCCTCCATTTCTCCATCTTGTTGCTGTTAACCAGGGCGTCCAGTTTCGGGTCGATCTCGTTCTTGAACGACTCGAACATGTCATGCCGGGCGAGGTCCTCCTGCGCCTGCACCAGTTCACGGGTGATGTAACCGTTGTTCAGGTTGTACAGGGCGTTGTAGAGCCTGTTAAGCTGGAAGTTCGTTAGCGTTGGTATGTACTCGGCGTTGGACAGTATGCTGGACACCGTCACGGAGAGGGGGGAAGTCCCCATCGGGTACATCTGGTAAGCGTCTTCCAGTTCCATTCCCACCATCTCTTCCACGTTGTCACGCACCTTCTGGTTCATCTTCTCGAATCCCTTCTCCCCGGTCATGAAGTTGTCGATCTTCTCGGAGATGGACTGCAAGTCATTCTCGGATATTTGATCGTTCTCGTACAGCCTGAACGCCTTGTTACGGATGTTGTTTATGGATCGAAGGTAACTGTTCATGTCCTTGAACGACGCCTCGTCCAGCTCGTTGGACATCTTGTTTATCCTCTTGTCAACGTTTTTCAAGAACCTGTCAACCGACTCCGGCGTCAGCTTGTTCTTCCCCTCCCCCTCTTCAACCTTGTAGATGTCCACGAGGTACTCCGTCAGCTCGGAGAATCTCCCTTCCTGTATGTCTGCAACCACGTTGTTGAACATGTCGAGGTCTCCCGGCGTCATCTTGCCCGTGGGGGTGTCAAGGAAATCTAGCAATTGCTGTTTCTTCGCCTTGGTCATGTTGGAACGTCTCACCGACTGTTTAGCCTTCTTCACGTCGTTACCACGCTCTTCAAGAGTCGCTTTCTGTTGTTGCTCGTTGATCATCCTCTCCACCTCGTTAACGAGATTCTGGTACTTGGCCTGCGTCTTTATACCTCCCGCCAGCTTGGACATTATCTTCCGGTACTGGGCGGGGGTTAACAGGTCCTGTCCCTCCCTTATCACGCCACGAATCTTCTTGAGACGACTGGTTAGATCACCCGCCCCCTTCCTGTAAGCGCCGATGCCGAGCTGTCTAACCTTGTTCCTCAATCGTGCGGTGGCCTCCTTCGTGGTTACAGGTTTCTTGTTGATCTTGTAAGGGGTCTCACGTATGTACGGTATCTTCTCGTCACCGAATATCTCCTCGTGGTTATCGTTAAACTCTTCCTCCGCCAGTTTCTTTTCCTCTTTCGTTAACGACTTCCACTCGTCAGTTTTCTTCACCTCTTCCCACGCCAGCTCTTTAGGGGCTATACCCTCGTCCTTGTACTTCTCGTAGTAGTCTCTAGCCACCTGCATGGGTAGCTTGTCGAGGGTGGGGGTCTGGCTTACTTTCTCTTCTTGTTGCTGGCGTGTACTTTCAGTCCCGTTGACTTCTGACACACCGCCCACGGGTTCACTTTCTTTCCTGACTTGCTGTTCTGTGCCTTCACTTTCCGAACGCACCTCTCTAGTTTCGCTGGCATCTTGCTTAATTTTACCTTGTTCAACTTCTTTTTCTTCACTCTTTACCTCTTCTCGAACGGGGGTGAGGTCGTTATAATCGACGATAACACGGTTACCATCGGCGTCCTCCACCTCTACCTTCCCCTCCTCCCGTACCGTGGTATCGGTAGCTTGAACCTCCTTGCCCTGATACGTGAATCTCTCCCCCTCCGCCTGGAAGTTCTCGTCGTTCATGGCATCCTGCAACCCGGTCAGGTGATCACGTAAATCAAGTTCCACGGCGTTCTTGAAGTAGTTCAAGGCGTTCGTGGCTAAATCCTTCTGCTCCTTCACCTTCTCTCCACCAGCCGTGAACTCGTCGTACAGGCCGTTTATGGCACCGTTTATCTCGTTCGTGGCATCCTCTATTTTAGTATCGGTAGTTAGTTCACCGTCAGCTATCAAGACGTCTATGCGCTCTCTAAGCTCGGACGGGATCATCTTGCCGTACTTGTTGGCACGGAATCGTATCTCCTCGGTTCGGGGTGGGGCTTTCCTTGCCTTGTTGGCTATCCATCCCGATCCTGACAGGCCTGTGGACATTAAAGCTATCGAGTACACCATTTCAAGGTCATCCGGTTTTATGAACTCTCTAGTGAGGTAATTGGACTCTCCCCTGTCTATGGCCGTCCACGACCCTCTCACCACGTCACCGAACTTCTCTTCTAGCATTTCCTCCGCCATACCTTTTATCCACCCGGTGAATCCCCTCTGCCCGTACCCGGCGAAACCTCCACGGTACATGATCTGGTCAAGACCACGACGAAGGGCGCTCTTGGTCATGGACTCTCTCACGGTATTCAACGGCTTTGCTGGCATGAATAAACCCTCGGAGAAGTTCTCCACGAACAGGTCCCCGAAATTGTTAAACACCGCCGTCTTCACGTCCACCCCGTTAGTTATATCGTTGGCAACGTTAGCCATGAAAGTCGGGCTTACCAGCGTTCGAGACGCTGCCTCGGTAGAATTCTTCGCCACCCAAGTGCTGAACTTCCCGGCGGATTTACCAACCCTCGTTCCAGCAACTTTTTCCACGGCTTTAGTGGCCACGTTAGCCGCTTTTGAAGACACGATCTTGCCACTTAAATCTATCGCCCTGTCAACGATCTTGGTGTTAGAAAGGGACTTTACTAGCGAGCTAGCGCCTATCTTCCTACCGGCTATGGTTGCCCCTCCCTTGATCGCCGTCTTGCCCAGTCCAACGAGACCACCAGTAAGGGCGAACTCGGTCATGAAACCTAGTGATTGTCCCATACCGTACCCCACCCTGAACGACGTGTTCGTGGCTCTCGACAACTCTTCTTGAGCCTGTATGTTTAACTGGAAGGCGTTAAGCAAGTTGATGTCATCTTGTGAGAATTGCTCGTCCATCAACCTTCTTACCTCCTCGTTAATGTACCCTTGCTTCACGGCTATCTCTGCGGCACTGTCGGGGGGTAACATTTCCCCGTCGGAGTACACGGGATGATCCCGGTACCTCCACTCGGGGTGTCGTGACATCACGTCCTCGTAAATTCCTTCAAGCCTCTGGTTAACGTTCCTTACCCTCTCGTTCTGACCGAGACGCTGGTTCAACAATATCAAGTTGGAGGCGTAATCTTTCAACCCCTCCCCGATACCGAGTGCCATGTTCGCCCCTCCTTCTTCCACCTTCTCCACCAGTTCGAGAGTCTTCCGGGTGTTATCACTTAGTATCAACGAAGCGTTCGCCTCCCCGAATTCCCTCATGTTCTCTCCAGATATGGCGAGGGGGTCGTACGTCATGGACTTCCACACGTTCTCCCTGCGGTCTTTCTCTCTCCGGTCCCAGTACTTGTCACTTTCAGCCTCGGCTATCTTGTATATCTCTTCGTTCTGTTTCTTCATGTCCGAGATGGTGGGGTTCATCCTATCCACCTCGTTGGGGTCAAGGTACGTCTCGTTAAGGAGTAACTGGTACTTGGCCCTTTCCTCCCCCGGTACCACGTAAGTCTTTCGTGACGGGTCGTACACCATCCCAAGGTTGTTAGCCAGTCTTTTAGCGTAATCGTTTATCTCGTTGTTCGTCCCCCCGGCTTCATCAATCCGTCTCTGGACACGGCTAGAGAACATCCTCTCCTTCTGGAACGGGGTCAACTCCCCTCGTGACTTGTAATAGTCATCAAGGGCGCCTAGAGACGTTTCCAGCCTGAATTCTTGCCTTTCGTCTGCGTTCTCCGGAAGGAACAACTTGCGCTCGTCGGGGGTGAAGTACCCGTACGTTGACTTCATGTACTTCGGGTCTATGACATCGTAATTGTCATACAACTTCTCCATGTACTTGTCGTTAACGGACCCCTCTGGAAAACCTATTGATTTAGCCAGCGTCTTCATGAGCTTGGTGGGGTCTCCCCCCGTCCCTTCCCATGCGCTGTTCACGTAATCATCGGTGACGTTAGACGTGTCAATACCTTGATCGTTGGCGAAGTCTAACAGTATATCCTTGTATAATGTCTTGTCTACCTTTCTACCGTCATTCATGATGCTCTAGTTTTGACCGAAAGAAGGAAGTCCTCTCGATCCGTTATTACTTCTAACCGTGACGCTTCTACTAGTTTGATTTCCGCCTCTTCTAGCCCCGATCAAGAACTGGGGGTTATTCACTCTTGGACCACCAGTTGAAGTGGCCATCGAGGTAATCTTCCCAAGTTCGTTAATTATCTTCCCGGCGAATTTCTCTGGATCATTGTACCGTATAGCGAACACCTCGTTACCTTCCCTGTCTTCAAGCACTAAATCCTGTCCCCTCCAAAAGAACAAGTCATCCGTCCTGACGTTACCTTGAAGCGCACCGCTATTAATCATTTCTTGCAGCGTTTCCCTGATACTTTCCTTGGTTGATGTCCCCTTGTTCTTCCCTTCTATTATATCGTTAGATATAGAACGTATCTTCTCTATGTAAGGAGATATTACCGGGTCATTCTCTATATCGCCAGACTCGTTAACACGTTTACCGATCACCCTGGGAGACACGTTAAAATTAAACCCGTTCAATATGTCAGAGTCGAGTAACTTCTCGCCAGATTGAGCGCCCCCGTTCCAGTAGTCCTTGAGGTATAAAGTGGCTTGCTTGACAGATTCAGGATCATCCATCTTGAAGCTAATGTCAAAACCTTGATCAAATTTAGATGACGCTTGACCTTGTCGTTTCTTACCCTCGCTAACGAAATGTAACGTCGTTACATCACCTGCGGAAGATATGCCTTCGAGTTGAGCTTTCACGTTCTCGCCATCCTTGTTCACGTAAGATATAGATTTAGTACCAACGAACCTTTGAATGGCATCTTTCTCTCCGTTAAGCGCTCTCTGTATGTAATCAAGAGCCACGTCAACATTCTCCATCTTCCTACTCTCCGAGTAGCTAACGTAGTTCGGGTCTTTCTGTAACGATTGTTTCACGTTCTGGTCTGCCGCCATAGCCACACGATCAACGAAATAAGCCTTGGCTTGCTCGGGAGTGTCCCACAACCCTATCGTGGCACCTTTCTGCATGTAAGGATTAGTTTCGTAATTATTACGGAATGTTGCCTCCCAGTAATCACCCGCTCTTTGCTTGATATTGTTAAGATTGGTGGACTCTATATTGAGTATATTACCGTCAGGGGTTCTCTGGAAACTTCTAACCACCGAATCACCTATCTGTTTAATAGAGTTATCCATCAACCCGTCAAGGTCCACGAACGGTTTCAGCTTGCCGCTCAACTTGGCCTGTAACTCCGCCGGCGAACCGGTAGCGAGAGCCTCGCCGTTCTTGTCGTACATGGTGAAGTTCAGCATCCCGTTCGCGTAGTACATGTCGATCATGCCTCCCAGACTGTAAATACCGTTACCCTTGCTCTTGACCCCTTCCTTCCCGGCAAGTAATATAGCCTCGTTCAACGCACCGATCAACCCCACGTTCATCACGTCATCGATTCCCCCCTTCCCAGTCTTGGATAACCCTTCGAGGAAAGTCTGGAAACTCTTCATCTGGTTCGTGTAAGACGCTGCCTTGTTCTTCATGTCACCGATCTTGACCATGATCTCCGATTTACGGGTGGGGGTGATAAGCGGGTTCGCTAGCTCCCTTCTCATGTCGGCTATCTCTTGTTGCGTGTGTTCCATGAGGATAGCCACCCCTTGCTGGTCAAAGGCTTGTGGTTGCAAGTTCAAAGCCTCCGTGGCCAGCTTGTCGAAATCCTTCAAGTCGGTCTCTAGCTTTTGCTGCGCCTCTTTCGCTTGCTTGGCGTACAGTTTCTCCTGTTCAAGACCTGCGGCACGCAACGCCATGTCGATGTTAAGGGCGTTCATGCCAACCTGACCGAAATCAGCCTCGACAGGCTTCACGCCCATGTACGCCTCTCCTGTATATTGATTTGCCATGTTATATCTTCTTGTAATCGTAAGTTGGTAATTTCAACGCCTGCGTCTGGGGGATGGTGGTGTAACCTACCCCTTGATTGTAACCGTAACTGTTACCCGCCATGTCGGTTAACGAGCTAGTAGCCACGTTCCTGTTCATTACCGTCTCCGCCGAGTTAAGCTGGCTGGTGGGGGTGGGCATCGTGGTGGTCGTTCCCCCGCCTCCAAGGTTCCATCCTGATGCCATGCCGGCTATCGCTTGAACACCTCCCAGAGCTTCCGCCATCCCGGAGTATTGCCCCTGTCTTCCTGCCTCGTACAAGGCACCGTACCCGGCAAGCTCCCGTTGTTCACGATTCTCTCTAGCCTGGAACTCCCTGTTCTCCTGTTCAGCCGCCATGATAGCTTGCTGTTTCTGTAACTCGTACAACTGGTTCTGGAAGTTAGCCGCCAGTTGTTCCTCTTGAGCGTAAGTTTGCTCCTGTATGCCGGGAAGTAAAGACAACCCCCTCGCCCCGGCCGAGGATGCCTGTTCCGAATAGTTAGCCGACTCTTGCTGTACCCTCTTCAACTGTTGAACGTACTGGTCGGTTGGTGCGTCTACCGCCATGAGATAGTTCTCGAAGTTTATCTCCTGGCGCTGGTAATTGTCAATGTTTTTCTTCGCCTCCCTCGCCTGTTTCGCCTCTTTCACGGACTTGGCTACCCCTAAGCCCGTTGATGCTAGCGCCGTTCCGGCGAGGATGATAGATGTCGCTGCTGCCATCACTTTAAAATTTTAATCATTTGAACCATGTTCGTGTCACTAATCTCGAAACCACATTTCTTGAGGCCGTTCACTAGACCGGCGTCGTTGGAAGTGGTGAATATCGCTTCCACGCCCGTTGCCCGCAGCATGGATTCCAATTTGCCAATCAAGAACTCCTTCGCCCCCCTCTTCCGGGAGACGTCGATTTTCTTGCTTGTTAATAACCATTCTAGCCAGCATATCCCCGTCCCGGTCATGTACACGAAAGCCACGTACAACGGGCCTTCATCGTCTTCCACGATAAAACCGGCTGGAAGGAAGGATGGGGGTACTGGCTTCCACCCCCACTCTTCCCACCATTCACTTATCATGGCATGATCTGACGGGTCGTAATTCCTGATTTTAAATTTTCGATTCATCTATATCAAGTTGTATTGATTTAACGAGTAACTTCTCTTTATCAACGCTAAAGTACGAAATTATTTCGAGATATTTTCCCCTGATAGCGTCACCGTTAACCCCGTCATCAACTTTAACGTAGAGTACCTGCCCCTCGTTTACATCCACCGGGTCGGCTAGCGTCACCTCGTCATCTCTAACCACCTCGATAGACGTTACCACCTCCCCGTCCCTGAACACGTCCATGCCTGAATACACCAGCGAGGCCGTGTACGTCCTGAACGTTTTCAACCCTTCCTCGTCACCGGCGGCAACGAAAAGTAGCACGGGCTGTGACGTGCCTTCCGCCTTCGGGATGAACGATTCCAGCAAGTTCTCCTTCTTCTTGAAGTAAGATTGATCTATCGTTCTTTCCAGGTCGAACGTCTTGAACGTGGTGGAGGTAGGGGAGATGTTAGATTCCAGTATCATGTTGTTATACACCTTGTTGGAATCTTGATACTCGTTGTTCACGAGGTGAATCTTGCTCGATACCGTTTTACCCAGTAACAGGTTCTGGTATCCCGGTTCCCCTCCCATCCTTCGTATGATGGTATCTTTAGTGGAGAAACAGTAAGCTCCCGCCCTCGCCATGAGGTCAGGCACCATGTCGTAGAACGAGGTCCACCCGTCTACCGGTTCCATGAAGTTCACGCAACAATCATTCATCCCGACGATGTACGATGAAGTCTTGGGATCGTAAGCGCCACACTTCACGCCGCTAGTTGTCAACCTGTCGTGGAAGTAATTCAACATCCCGTAGGAGCTTACCGGGAACAACCCGTTGATACTCTTGCGTATCACCTGGCCCGTGTTCGTGTCCACGAAGAACCGTGAGTTCCCGTACCGGGAGTAGGTCTCGTAGTGAGACATCCCGTAGTCCTCGGCGTACTCTTGTTGCTCCCCGAAGGTGTCCTCCGATTTAGCCACTAGAGCGCTACCGGTGGGGGTGTTCAAGATGTTCTTCTTGTACATCACACGGCTGCACTTGTTTCTCTGGTACACGTCTATATCTGAACCTATGTCGTCTATCTTCACGATCTCCCCGTACTTCTTGGAGAGGTCCGTGTAGTTGACTAGCGATTGATTGAACGAGGCCAGCCCGTTATCCTTCGTGTCCTCCACGTAAGGCTCGGAAACGGTGAGGGAGGCGTACCTGTCCTCACGGCTGTAATTATCGGATACGGCGTTCGGTCGTCCCAGCGTGGTGAACAACGTCCCGTTAGAGAACTTGTTTATCTCCCGGACGGGTCCCGTGGTTACCATCACGTCGCCGTCATTATCGAGTATGTAAGCGCCGGCCATCCCCTTGTCAACGTCATAGATGCCGGGTATCTCTTGATAAACCACGGTGTCATCCTTGGTCTCGTACATGATAAGGTAGAACACGGATGTCGTCCATCTCGATTCCTTCTTGAGTATGTCATCCTCCGTGTACCCTTCCTTGGAGGTGGGTTCTATGATCAGGTAACGACCGTTGGGAACATCCACCTTGTCGGGGTCTCCCATGTCAACCTTCGTCCCGTCAGACAAGGTCACCGACAACTGCCCGGGTTCTCCCTGCACGATCACCTTGTCCTTCACCTCGAAGATGTAACCCTTCGTGGATACCTCCGTGGCTATCGTCTCCATCTCGGATACCAGTTCCAGCTTGTCACCGGGGGTGGGGACTATCCACGGCATGGATGTTATCTCAAGGTAGAACTTCCCGTTTATCACGTAGGCGTTATCGAAACCGTCGATCACGTCGAATAGCACCTTCGGGTTACGTCTGGCGAACTTGAACTTGGTAGCCCATGACGGGGCCTTACCCTTCACGATAACGGTTGCCACACGACCGATGTTAGCGGCGTCAGCGTTTATCCTGGGAACGGTAACGTCAACGGGAGCCAGCACGGGCGAACACCTCCCGAAGTCATCCATGAAGATGATACCGTAACCTTGAGTCGTCCCGGTCTTTAAAGAGTACGTCGTGGAAGTGGTGGGGGAGTTGTTTATCTCCACCATCAGGGACACGTCCGTGTCTATGTCGAAACCATCAACGTACCCCCCGAATAGCAGCGAGTTCTGTATTATCATGCAACTTCTAGCCATCATGGGGACGTTATCGAACAACTTGTTCACGTCCTTCATCGGGATTAGGGGGTAGTTGCCGGAGTAAGAGAACTTGTAGGTGTAGTCCACGTTATCTTCCAGCCCCAGTTTCTTCTTGTCTATGGTTTTCACCTTGTACATCCCCTGCCCCGTCTTCATGAGTATCTCTATCTTCTCCACGTGTTCGTTACCTGTGTTCACCGTCACGTTCACGGCGGAGGTGGCGTTACTGATCTCGTTAAGCGTCTCGTTCGAGTACGATCCACGCACGTAAGAAACTGACGCCCCCACCACTCCCTCGTGAGAGTAGTTGTTTATCTTGGTTATCGACAACCCGTAGTTCTGCGAGGCGAAAAGGTAAGCCGTGTTACCGTTGATGGCCGTCACGTAAAACGTTCTACCGTCAGGGGACATGGACATACCGGTCACTTGATAGTTCTGCGGGTCACTCACGTACTGGGGGGTAACCTTTGACATCGTCTTACCGGAGTCTTTCGAGTAGTATATGGTGTCAACGGTCTTGCCGGCGAGGGCGAAGAACTTCCCGTTAGAAGAGCAACACATGAACTCGTTGACGAGGGAGGTGGATACCGTGGTGAAGTTCTTCCCGTAGTTCTCGGATACCAGCGTGTACTTGTTGTCGGTATCGAAGTTCTGGTTACAGGATACGTACACGACGCTACCGTCAGAATCGCATATAATCTTCACTCCCCTCGGCTTGCTTATTATGGATATGAAGTCATTCAATTTCACTTGAGTGAACGTGCCTCCTTTCCCGTACTCGGAACTGTAAGCGAACTCGCTCTTGTACACGACGTACACTTGCTTTCCAGAATCCGACATGCAGAAACCTCCCTCGTGCTGGTCACCGTCCCCCACGAACCCTTGAATCTCTGACAGGGAGTTATCGTTCTTGTTGTACTCGAACAGCATCAACTGCCCGTTATTACTTCCAGATGCACCATGAGTTCTAGCGTAATATATTTGATCACCAGCCTTGTTGATGTCACCACCGTCGTTCTTGTTTATGAACATGTCACCCACCACGTCGATAGCATCAGCGTTCGTCTTGAAGTGAGTGAAATACCCCCTCCCCGCCGGGTCCAGGTAATTATCCGTTGTACCCGTGAACGCTATAACACCCTCCGAGTGAAAGCTCGTGTCGTTTGCGTCAAAAGACCTCGTCTTGAAAGACTTCAAGTAAGCCTTCGAGAAACTGGTGTTAGGTAACGACATGGAAAGCTCGTGAGAGGTCCAGTACGTTTTCACGCCAGAAACCGGGTCCATGTAGGAGTTAACGAACTTGACCTTGTCCTTGTACACGTAACACTCTACCATCATGTCGTACTCTACCTTTTTCGAGTCCTCGTCATCAAGCTCGGACGTCGAGGTGGAATAAGGACTGATGGCTGACGTCTCACGGGTATCGTAAATGTAGCGAGCGGCGAACAACGGGTTGATGTTACGCATCTCCCCCAGCTCCGATTTCTCGGCTATCTCAACGTCAACGGAGAGAGGTGGACGTTTAACCAGCTTCATCGCCGTCCAGTCATAAAACTTGAAGTACCCTCTCGTCTTGCTGGTGTCTATCTCCACCGGCTCGTTGGTCATCCAGTCGTGGAACACCATGATGTCGTTAAGCATGGCGAACCCGCTCACCCTCGTTTGAAGGTTGAAGGGGGTGACAAGGTCCTGCGTGAGTACCTCCGGGGTGGAATCGTAAACGAAGGTGGTGGGCAGCATCTTCATCGCCCTCGCCTCCATCTTCTCCATGTCCACCTTGTAGATCGTTCCACCGTCATACGAGTCTCCCTTTTTCGGGGGTATGTCAAAACGGAACCTCTTGATAACAACGCACATGTAATGGTTGGTCTTCGGTGCCAGTTGAAGCCCGAGGAAACCGTACACGTACGCTTGATCCTTGTCGTACTCGGTGGACGTCCAGTAGTAATTACCGGAGCCTTCCTGCTCGTTCACCAGTGGTACCGGTGCTGACAAGGCACGAGCCGAACGGGTGGTGGGGGTGTCCTCTTGGACCTCCACGGCGGTACCCACCCCTATGTACTGGTTGTTGAACGTGATGATGTCTTCCTCCCTCTCGGAGATAAGGAACTTCCACGTCTCCTCGATGTTGTCTATCACGTCCTTGATCTCTTCCTTGGACGGCACGTACCACCCGAAACCTTGATTGTAGGCTTGCGTGAACACCGATTGATCGTCCTTCTTGTTGTGAAGGAAACATATCGTGTTGCGTAGACCGTCTTCCTCCCGCAAGGTGGATAGCTGGTCAACGAGGACGTGGCTTCCCTTGCCGGTAACGGAATCGTATTCCAGTATAGAAAAACCGCCTTGCTTGAGGGCGGTGAACAGGTATATCTTGTTGTTGTACTCGTACATGCCGGCGGTAACCGATCCGGCCGTGAACAGTGGCTCGTCGATGACCACTCTCGTCCCGTCCATGCTCTCGATGACACCGGAGTTCTCGTTATCGGTGTCTATCACACGGACGTTTCGAGCCTCACGGTATTGCCCCTTCGGCATGTAGCGGGGGTCGATGTCCATGTTCATCTTTCCCCCCGAGAAATCTTGTATTACCTTCATAATAAATAATTTGATGAACCACAAAAATAAATATTACATTGAAATAATCGAATCATTATTACTTTTTTATATGAATATTTTTTCAAATATTTGAATATATCAGATATGTTTCGTATATTTGCGACATGAAACTGACATTGAAAATAAAACTTCTTCCAACTGGTGACCAGTATCAAGCTCTTCTTGAAACGATCAAGGAGGCTAACGCGGCTTGTAACCTTATTTCTGAAATCGCATGGAAGAATAGAGTTTTTAATCAATTTAAACTTCATCACTTGTGTTATAATGACATTAGAGACAAGTTTAAACTTTCCGCTCAAATAGTTGTTCGTTGTATTAGCAAGGTTGCCGACGCGTACAAGATTGACAGGAAGAAACAACGTGTTTTCAATGAACTTGGAAGTATAAGCTATGATAGCCGCGTACTTTCTTATCATGGAAACGTTGCTTCTATATGGACTGTTAACAAGAGGCAGAAGGTTGCTTTCGTTTGTCATAACACTAATTACATTCCATATATCAAGGGAGAAGCCGATCTTGTTTTCAAGAGAGGCAAGTTTTACCTTTTTCAAACGGTAGAAGTTCCCGAGGAAGACATGGAAGATGTTGAAGAGTTTATCGGTTGTGATTTTGGAATAACTGATATAGTCTGCACGTCTGACGGTAAAAAATACTCTTCTCAATTTCTTAACCAGTACAGGGAAAAACGAATGAAAATTCGTGGTTCTATTCAATCCAAAGGCACTAGAGATAGAACACGTGAATGTAAACGTGGATGCGCTAGACTCTTGAAACGGCTTAAAGGGAAAGAGAGAACCACGGCAACGATAATCAATCACACCATCTCCAAGCGAATAGTCAATGAAGCTAAAACTAGAGGGGTTGGCATCGCTATTGAAGACTTGACAAACATCCGATCTAATTCCAAGCGTGGAAATAAAACGTTTAAAAGAGAACTTTCTTCTTGGAGTTTTTCCCAGCTTAGGTCTTTTATTGAATACAAGGCTAAAAGGGATGGAGTGCCGTTGATTGTCGTTCCACCAGCATATACTTCCAAGACTTGTTCCAAGTGCCATCATATTGGTACTAGGAATAACAAGTCTTTCAAGTGTAAGCATTGCGGGAACGATATGGACGCGGATATTAATGCCGCTATAAATATCGCCCTGCTTGGGGCTGCCATAAACCAGCCTGAAAAATCGGGTATGTGGTGTGCTAATTTGCATATCTCTGCTTAGGTTTAAATTCAAAAGATGTTTTATTCTTGCAATGATAGTTTATAAAGCTCTCAATAACGCTTGAATAATTTCTTCTCTCTTGAAGTTTATCTCGAACTTGGCATCCTTGTAACGACGGTTCTTCTCTGCCTTCGCCCGTATCTTCTCGTTCATCGGCACGTTACGTCTTCTCTCGATGAGCCTCCAGTATATGTCAGCCTCTAGGTATTTCTGCAAGTACGGGTGAACGTTGATCTTCGTGATGTCCGTGAGGTCCACGTTAGACACGTAGCATATAAGTATGCGATCGTAACCCTCCGGCACGTCGTCGAAGGTGAGGGTGTTATCCCTGTAATCGAACTGGTAACCGTTCTTGCTAACTAGGAAAGAGTTGTGACGGCATGGCAGCATGCACTCGGCTGACTTCATACCGTTGAGGTCTACCCCCTTCACGATCTCGTAGTCGTTGTTGTCTATCATCGTTTCTTCCTCGTTCGTCAGGATGTTCTGGGCGGCGTACACGTCATCGTTCTTGAGCATGTACGAGTACCACGTGTTGATGTTATCGTTGTAGAGGGCGGGAATCTTGTACCCGTCGTGCAGGAAGTAGATGGCTATGTAGTCGATGAAGTCGTTAGGCATCCTGAACTTGCCCACTGCGTTCATCTCCCCCTCCGCCTCCTTGTATTGCTTGTCACCCACGTATCGCAGTTCCTCGACCGCTCTCTGGGCGTGTTTTATGACCAGTTCCCTGCTGACACCGTGAACGTAACTGTCCGGGTCAGTGGCGTCTATCAACACCGAGTCGATAATGTCTGTTAGTTTTACGTTCATATGGCGTTATCCTTTTGAAATTCGTTAGCTTGATCCTGTGCCATCACCTGTATCACTTCCGCCTCCCTCAAGTGGACGCCGAAGCATAACGCTATCTCGACAACCAGCACGTTGAAGAAATGCTCCGACAGCGTGAAGTCTTGATAACTCTTGACGGAAGGGTTGAACACCGGCTTTCCCTCTATGACCACGTAAGTCCACCGGGGTCTCGGCGGTATCTTGTAATAATGCACCTCTATCGAGGGGTTGTCAGGCAACACCTGTATCCCGTCCTCCGTGATGGAGTAATTCGGGTACGTCTCCGATGGCCTGTTGTACTTCGAGTTACCTATCATCCTTAGCCGTGCCACGTCTATCATGGTGGCCTCTTTCCCCTCCCTGTACACGGCGTTTAACTTCTCGGTAGGGGGGAAAGGGAAGAAGGGGTCATCTTCCCCCTTCTCCAAATCTTCCACCACGGCGAGCTTGTACAAGGTGCTTTCAAGAATGTCTTTCGGTATTGCCGAGTATCCTTGCTTGTCCCTGTTATACTTCATTCTCAACCTGTTAGGTATCTCTGAATATATCTTTGACTGGGCTAGCCCGCAAACGGAGTTAAACTCGTCGGGAGTTATGACCCCGTACCCGTTCTTGTTGAGTAGCACGTTGACTACCTTGTACACCTCGTCTATCATTTGTTCTAAGCGTTTAACTTGGTTATAATCTTGTCGTAAGTGGCCCCTCCCTCCTCGGTTGTCATGGCCCACTCGGCGAACTCGGATATGATGTTAAGACCCGGGGCGCAAGTGTAGATAACGCCACCGCTAGTCCAGCTCAATTCCGTCTTTCTAGCGTTCATCTTCAAGATGTTCAACCGTATACCGGACTGAATCTTGAACTTGATCGTGTTTCTCTTGTCACCGAACATCTCGATGATTTCCCGGGGGTTAGTCCCGGTCTTCATCTTGTCAAGGATACCGGCACGAAGGATGGTGGGATTCATCTCGGTGGTGACTCCCTTCAAGGTGGCGTAAACGGCCTGTAACACCTCGAAGTCTGATGTCTTGCAAAGCTCGATCACGGTACCCATGTCAGTCCACATGCTCTCCTCGATGGCGGCGTCAGCCTCCAAGTCCTCCACGTAGAACACCTTGTTCTTCCCGTAGAAAGGGTGTAGCATGAGGAACATCTGTAATCCCCTGTCTTCAGGGTAAACGGTCCAACGGTCTCCCGGGAAATCTACCCGTCTAAGCTCTACCGGTCCATCAATGTTCTGGTCATTCTCGATGGCGGTGGGGGATACCGGGGTGTAACGGAGGTTGAACACGTAAGTCTCCCCGTTCTTGCCGGTGTACACGTGACGTGTCTTCGGTCTTAACGAGTGATTGTTACGGGTACCCGTGAGGAGGAACGTTAACGGTTTCTTCCCCAACCCCCTCTTCTCTAGGTCGGCGATAATTTGCTCTTTAGCCTCTTCTTCCGTGATTCTCTTTGTTTCTTTAGTACTTGCCATATTAGATTCGAGGCACTTACGCTTTCACGTATTGACGCTTCACGGGAACGCTACTTTTTAGGTCAATCTCTTGACGGTCATCCATAGTTGGAACCTCCACGTCCGAACCCCGTTGTGCCAACGGTTTTTTGTTAATTAAATTCAGATTCAAATAAAATGGGGGAGGGGTTATTATTCCCTTCCCCCGAGGTTTAATATTTAAGATCAATTAAGCCTAGGCTGACACGCCTTCGAAGATCGCCCATTTCTTCAATCCCACGCAGCGCAATCCCCATTCAGACAACCAGTCGATACCGAAAACGTCCCAGGTGTTGGTAGCGTCCGGCACGTTCTGTGAACCGTGGAACGTGGTTACAAGCTCACGGCTGTATCCCGGCATGCCCTTGTACAACTTGGTCAAGTACGGGGCGTTGATCGTGCTGTTCTGCCCGCTCAAGTCACCGTTGTAACCGGTGGTGATAGAAGCACGTCCTAGCGGTACCATGATACCGTGGATTTGGTTCTCTGCGGCGAAGTTATCCGGGTTCAAAACGGTCGGGTCTTTCAACAGTTTCCAGGTGGTCTTGTAGAACTCGTACCCACCCATCTTGAATGCGTCGAATCCGAAGTCAAGCATGCGTTGCTTGTTATCGAAGTAACCCCATGTAGCGGAACCAGCCCCACCAACTTTAGCCAACCAGTTGTCGATTGACAACGATGCCTCGGTAGACAAGTACAACAAGTTGTAAGTCTCGCCGTTAACCTTGTCAAGACGCTTGATGATTGACTCGATGTCGGCAGTACCGGCGATGTTGCCCTCGAAGCTGTTACCACCGTTTCTGATCTGGTCGAACACTCCCTCGATACCACGGAACCCTGCGGTCTTGGCGTCAGAAGCGTCAACGGCTTTCTTCCCAACGAACGCTTGAATCTCCATTTGATCCAGCATTCTCTCTCTAGCCTCCTCGATCTCGGCGCTCGTCCAGAATGCGTTTCCATCCGGGGTTTTCAACCACGTTGCGTCGCACATGTCGGAACCGTTGATCTCGAACATGTCCTTGCCGATGATAAGGGACGTGCTACCGATCTCAACCTCACGGGTCAAGGCACGGGTCATACCCGGTGTTCCCTTCTGGAACTCGTAACCGGCAGCCATGATGGTCAACCCGGTAGTCCCAACGGTCCAGTCTGCACCGTCATAGGTTTTAGCGGTGAACTTGCCAGCGTCGTAATCGTCCGGCACGCAGATACCGTAGTTCACTTTCTTGCCGGCCTTGTCGATAACCATGAAGTTCTCGTTCGGACGAATGGTGTGAGCGGCGATCGTGAACACGTCACCGGCACGGGTCACGCCTTCCAGCAATTTACGTCTACGTCCGGTCATCCCGAAGAACTGGGTGTCGGCGGAGATCATCTCTTTTTGAGCGTATTTATCAAGGAACCCACGGATCGTTTGATTACCGTACTGGTCGATGATTCTGTCCTTCAATGAAGGGTAAAACTTGGTAGTGAAGTCATATAGACTCATGTAGTTACCGGAGATCGGTTGAACTTTAATGTTCGGATCAAGGTAAAAATCTGATGTAACACTTGTAAGCATAATATTCTATCTTATAAAGTTCTTGTCTTTGAGGAACCTCAGGAACTCGTCCTCCGATGGACCTTTGACGTCTCCCGGTTTAGGGGCGTCAGTGGTGGCGTTGGACTTCTTCTTCATTTCCTCCTCGACGGTATTAGCTTTCACCGCCTTGGCGTGTTCTTCCAGTATCTTCGGCAATTCCATCCCGGCGGTGATCACTCTTACCAGGTTGCCGTAATTGAAGGTACCGTCCTCGTTCTTGAACGTTCCCAGCAGCGAGTCGATCCCGTCGAACACTTTATCGTATCTCGACTTGTCACGAATCTCGTAACTAAAACCGTCAATCTCGATCTTATCAAGACTTGACAAGGCTCCTTTCACCCCCTTCACCCATTCTTCTTTTCCCTTGTCAACGTTTTCCTCCACACGCTTGAGAGGAGTCTTGTATTGCTCTTTCTGGGCGTTAAAATACTTTCTAGCTTCCTCGGCCTTGGTCTTCAAGCTAACCAGCTTTGACCTGTTCTTGCGGTCAATTGCCTTTCTCTCGTCATCTAGCATGTCCTCGGTCACCTCCTCGGTCTGGAAGTAGTCTTCATACATGACTTCAATATCCTCCTTGTCTAGTGACGGGTATTGAGTCTTGAGGTACTCCTTGACAACTTTCTCGTTAGGCTCGTTGTCCCAGTCTTTCTGTACCTTGAAGTAATCGTCCACTCCCCTCCCGGTTTCCCGGACGAACTTGTCGATGTTAGCCACGTCAGGACTGGCGTAATCAACGGGTTTCTCAACCTCTTTTTCCACCTCTCGAATCTCTACCAGATCATCCCACGTCTTCACTTCCTTACCTACCTTACCGGCCAGGTATCCCAGTATTTTCTCTTCCGGTACCTTCGAGAAATCTATTTCCTGATCATCGACCTTGTTGACATCCTCCATCTTTTCGGGGGTGGGGGCGTCTGCCTCGTCTTCAACTTTCGGTTCCGGCGCGGTTTCTCCCTCCTTGACGGCAGGGACCTGTTCTCCCGGCTTGAAAGTTATATCCTTCAGTATTTCATCCAATTTTGCCATTCGATTTAATTTAAATTGTTACACAAATATATAGATAAAATCTATAATAACAAAACGTTAAAAGATTTTCTACGTCTCTTTTATCTTGATTCCATGTACTTTAAGCATCAGCTTGCGCTTTATCTTGTAAACGTCAGTGCGGAACCCCTTGGTGTCCTCCACCACGGTTTCCCCCGTCTCGACGTCGGTGTACACGAAATCGGCCACGTACTTGCAAGCCAGCTCGACGCAATGCCTGTTCTTCCCCTCCCCCTCGAACTGTGCCGGTATCAACGTGTAAGTGACCTGTTCTTGCAGGTCCTTGATCTTGCCGGCCTTCTCCAGTAGCTTGAGGGTGGCGGCACGGGCGGCCTCCTTCTTCGAGGCGTGACCACCCGACTTGACGTTCCCGTATTTAGATTTCCCTCTCATCCCCTCGCCCTCCTGTCACCGGCGGTACCGTTCTTCCTTCCACGGTTGGCGGAAGATGACGTGTACCGTTTCGTTGCGTGATCGTAGTCCTTGCCAGCACGAGATGATTTCCCGTGCTTCTTGTCATGCTCACGGTTACGCTGGCTAAGCTCTGACCGTTTCTTCCTTTGCTCCGGCCTGCGGTTAACCTCGGTATCCGTTTTTTTCTTCTTCTCCCTAGCCTCCGGGTGATCCCGGTAATACTTGGCTGACCTGGATAATTCAGACCTGTCCTTCTTCGGTGGTGCCATCTCCTGTATAATTTTGCGTTTGGTTAACTTCTTCCATCGGTGGAATCTCGACGGGCGGGGCGGCTTGAACGTCCTGCATGGCGTTCATGCTCTCGAACGGTATAGTCGGGCCTCCCCTCTGTCTCTGGTTGATCATGGCGCTCTGTTGTTGCGCTTGCTTGTATGTGCGGGCATCCTTGGCCTGTTCCTTGTACTGGTTCGACTCGGCAGTCACACGTGCCTGCAAGCCTAGCTCCTGCATCCGCAACTGGTGTTTAACACGTTCCAGTATGATCTCCCCCTCCACCTTCTTCTCGTTTATCTGTATCTCCGATTGAGTCTTGAACTGTAATTCCTGACCCTTGGCCTGGATTTCCATCATCAGGGATTGCTGTTTCTGCTGCTCGACGGCAACCTGCGCCTGCGCCTGCATCTGGGTCTTCATCGCCTCCATCTCCTTCTGTTTCTGGAACGCCTCGTCCTGACGTTTCTTCATGATGACCTTCAAGTACTTGGACGCCATCTTGATGTTGTCGATAGACAGGATGTCCATCCTATCGGCGAGGGTGATCTGCCCGGCCTGAACGGCGGCGAGTATCACCTGATCCAGTTTAGCCTTTTCCTCGGCATCGGGGGCGACTTCAACGATCACGTCAAGATTGTACTTGTACAGGGTCTTGTAGTCGTCGATAACGTCATCTTCCAGCAAGTAAGACATCACGTCATCGGAGAACGATTCCTTGTACATCGACATCTGTTGCGCCCTGTTAAGGCTAACCTCCCCCGTCCCCTTCTTTATGGACATGAGTCCCTCGAAGATGTGCTTGGTGGCGGTGTTACTCATGTTAAGGGCCATCTGTTGCGTTCCAACTAGCGCCCCGTTAAGCGGTGCGGACCCGTCACGTACCCTGTTAACGCCGGTAACCTCGTAGCACATGTTCATGTTCTGGTTGTAGGCGTTGATAAGCTGCATGAGCTTCTGCCCGTCAGACGTCGGTATGTTACGAAGGATGTTACCCTGTAATATTTGATCGTCGTCGTAAGCCGTTCCCTTGTACAGCAAGGCTCCCGTCTGGTACATCATGTCCAGCACGTCGGAGGGGGTGAGCTTGGCACCGGTACCGATGTCTATGTTCATCAATGCGTCCACGTTGATCTCGAACATGTCAGGTTTCATCTTGGAAATCAAGTGTCTAAGTTTCAATACTATAAGGTGTATATCCTCGGCGTAAGACTTCAAGTTCTCCACGATAGAGGGAACCGTTAGCTCGTACATGATGTACGGTGGCATTACCGTGTTAGCGTTATTCACCGGCCTGATCATGTCTCGCATCATGTGGTAATTGAACACGAGGTTCATGCCAAGCACGTAGTACCCCTCGAACCACACGTCGTATTTACCTTTTATCATCCTAGAAGATGATTCTTTCGGAAGGACGTAATCCCTGTCCTTGGGTATAAGGTTGTTGCGCTTGCGCTTGAACACCTCGTCCATCGTGGTCTTGAACGTGAAGTACATCACGGTGAACAAGTCGTCCTCGTTAGCCACCTCGTCAGGCTTGAACCTTCTATCTCCCACCCCCCTAGCCAGTTGACCGTACGATACCTCTCCACGGCTCTTTCTCACGATCTCGCCGGCTGTCATCTCCATCATCTCGGCGAAGTAGTAACATCCCTTCTTGTCACGGGTGTAGAGGGGGTCGTACGAGTGAAGAAGGTTCTTGCAGTCTACCCTTCTCATGATGACCCCGTAGTTCGGATCTGCCTCCACCCGCACGGCGGCCTCTCCTATCGTTACCAAGTCCTCGGCGATCCTGTTTTGAACCTCCCTGAAATAATTCAAGTCAAACGCCCTGTTAATGATGATTTCCGAGGCTATCTCTTTTTTCTGCCTGTATTCCAGTTGCATGTGAAGGTCCAGCTCTTCCTTGGAATCCGGCACGTAATCCGGCACGAAGTTGATACCGGTGGCTATCGTCATCTCTTGGGTGAAATCCTTGGTTAGCATCTCGGTTTCAAGTCTCTTTCGATACATGTTCCGCTCTTCCCTTGACATGATGTCCACGCCCTTGGTCTTTATCTTAAACATGTCGGCGGGGAAACTGTCCTTCACCACGTTAACGAACTTTGGAACCACGGACGTGAACTCCCAGTTGAGCGACAGGTAAGCCTGATCTTTCGGGATGTTAAGCATGTTCTTGAACCGGTCAATATCCACCTCGTTGTCTCGAAGCGCTTCCAGTTCCTCGAACTTCTTCTTCCTGCTGGCGTAATCGTTGCCCGTGATCCACTCGAACTCTATGTACCGGGCGTATTCTAACCCGTAATCCTTGCTTTCCTTCTCCTCGTTGGAAGCCTCCCTGTTCGGGATCGTGACGTTTCTTCTTTGTTTATCCATTTTTTAACTTTCCATAAGTTCCAACATTCTCGTATATCCTGAACATGGGTCTCGTTGGCACCGGTTCAATCGCTTCCACCTTGCGTCTCTTCTTGCGAGTGCATCCTATGAGAGCGTAGGCTGACGATATGGAGGCGTCACGTTTCGTCCTGTTCTTGTCATCGAAAGCCAGCCAGTCTTCTAGCGTGGCGTTAAAATACATCTCGGAGCTACCAACGTTGTTCTCCACGAACGACTCGATGGCGGCGTTTATCATCTGCGACACGTTCTCGGACGTGGAAGGCATACCACCCCTCACCCTCTCGTCTTCGGACAGCTTGTCCCGTTCCTTGTCCGTTCTTGTCATGGAGAACTTCCTGTAACCCCTGCGATACATCTCGTCTATGAGGTTGTTGACGTTGTTCTCTATGAGGGCGGGCATCCCGTAGAACACCATCGCCTTGATGGCGTCCTCGAAGAATATCTCCTTGGAATCCGGCCTGTTTATGTATTCTAGGAAGAAGTTGAAGTTGGGCGCCCCGGAAGAGTTTATGCCGGAGAACCCGTGTATCGCTCCCTTTGATCCCTTCCCGTCCACGGTCTTGTTAACACGGTACGGGTCTATGCCGAAGTTACCTATATGCCTGTTAAGCGGCAACCACAACCCGTTCTCGAATTTCACGTTATTCTTGAGGCCTTCCTCGGGTATCCAGCTAACCAGAAACCGTCCATCCGGCTTGTCGATAAAGATGACGTGTCCACTATCCGCAACCCCTTGATACCACTCGAAGTTTCCCCTCCGGAGATGAGTTCCATCCATGTTATCGTTGTGCTTTATCTGGGCCAGTATGTTGGCTTGATTGAACATGCACATGTTAAGGGCTAGCTTGAACCCGTCCTCCTCGGTGCGGGGGTTCTTCCTGTGTTCTTCTAGCAATTGCTTCGGGTTATTCTTTAAAGCCTCGTCCACGTTGCTCAAGTACGTCTTGACGCCTATCGACATGTTCTCCCCGTCCATCGTTCTCACCGGTGATTTAGGGTCATCGACTATCATGTTCCCGTACTTGTCAATAAACCCCTCGTAATGCTCGAAACAGCTTATGAATATCTTGTACAGGTTGGTAACAGTCTGCCCGTTACCGTCACGTT